GATTGATCCACTTGGGTTAGCTTGTCTAGGTTCCCGTCTCCGTAGAGTCTGACGAGGTTCTCAGCTTGGGCACAGCTTGTGAAATATCCGATTGGTTTGGTCATTGTTCTTTTCCTTTGCAATGGTTGATTGAATGTTGATTGAACTCGAAATTTATTCCCAAAAATCCAAGCTTTTACCTTCAGGCTCCACTGTCCAACCTTTGACAATTCCCTCTAGAGCTTTGGCAACTTGCTCGTCGTTAGTTTGTCCAAAGGTGCCGAGGTTGGTCATTAATGAATTCACACCCGCATCAACCTCAGCAGAGAAACGAGCTTGAAAACCCGCACTGTAAGCTTGACCCGCTGCGATCGCGTCAGAACTACTGAAGCCTTCCTTTGCCGCCTGCTGGATTAATTCCATGTTGAGTTGTGGCATCTTTGCCGCCTGCTCTTTCGCTTTGTCTTGAACAGGTGAGATCTTTGACTTACGACCTTTTGCCAATTTGTTGGGAGCGATAGGAGTCGCTGGAACAATACCCCCGCCCTTCAATCGAGATGCGATCGCATAGACATGATTAGGAGTCACGTCCTCAACCTTGTAGCCCAGATCATTTAATGCTGCCGATACAGTCGCTTCAGTTGCACTGACCTCTGACTCTTTTACCTTCGCCGTTAATTCCTGTAGATTCATTTGATTCCTATGTTTGAATTATGCACAAATCAAATATAGACTCTATGTTTGATTTTGTCTACAAGTTTTACAAATGCTTTTCAATGTTGCCGATACGTCTTACTTTGGGGCTATAATCCTGATATCAAAAATCAAACACTAAAAGGCATCAATGGCTTCTCTCTCAGAACTGGACAAAGAAACACCCCTAATTGAGTCAGGGGCGTTAAGAGCAACATTAGACAGCCCCTCTAGTGAAAGGTGGGCTGTATTCCGATCAGCTATTGGAATGGGAGCGAACGATCGCAAGCGTAAGTTGACTCAGAGGGAAGCCGTTTTGTTGACTGTCCGAAGATACTGGAGGTCGATTTGTCTGCAAGTAGAAGAAGAATACAAATCGAACCCAGATATTTTTGACCTTGAAAGAGTGGCTAATAAATGGCTTTTGTCTTATGAGATCGATGGGGTCTATGGAGCGATCGCACGACTTGAGATATTGACAGAAGTCAAAGGTAAAAATTTGGCGGCTCTACTGGAGACTTGCCTGGGAAAGTCTGTATCGGAAAGGACGATCAGGCGAAAATGCGAGGCAAGGGGAATGCCAAAATACAGAAGGGAGGGGATCTACTCTCACAGACAAATCCAAAAGATTCGCAACGCGATCGCCTCGTCAGCAGACTGAATGACCTAGCCAAAATATCAACTAAGGAACAAGTCGAAGAAGCACTGAATTATCTGAAATACCTGAGAAGCAAAGAATAAACCCCTCAACCTGTCAGGTTGAGGGGTTCTGTTTTGTAGAAGATTTGTGTCTAGTCCTGAGCAGGCGGAAGCTGCTTAAACAGAGTTGATCGGTGTACCGATTCGCCTAGAGGATGTGAAGTTTGAGCCAAAAGCTCAGATACTTCAGCTCTCAATTCTTTGATGGTTAATCTGGCGTTGCGGAGTTCAGACTCCAGATCTTTGATCGTTTTAGCATCTTTGGCGGCTTTGCTTTTCGTATCTGGCGATAGCGTTTTATTCATGCCTTTACCATTCAGATTCTCCAGCTTTTCATTGGCAAGACTCAACTGGTACTTAAGGTCTACCGCAATTCTCGCCATTTCGTGCCTTCTAGTGCTTTCCTCCTTTAGATCTTTTTTGAGCTTTTCAATGGTCTTGATATTTTTGATCTTCTCTTGCTGCAATTCCGATATTTTGCCAGCGGCTTCACTGATAGCCTCTGAAAAATTCTCGAATATTTTTGCATCCATGTTCGCCATCGTGGGCATTCTGTCCACAAACTTAAACAGCTTGTTCATTGCCAAGCCTTGACGGTTCAGATTTAGAAAAGCATCGTTAACCGTCTTCATGACGATCTCTGGAGGCAAGGAAAACTCAGCAGGCTTTGGGGTTTCTACTTCGACCGATTCAAGTTTGATGAACGGTAGCCCTTCCCACTCATACAGATATTGAGCAGCGATCGGATGATTCCTTTTCAGAGGATTAAGTTGATTCTCTTGAAAATTGTAGGCAATGACATGATCGGCATTGATTTGGGGCTGCTGAGATTTGAGCAGCTTCCATTCTTTTTCCATCTGCAAATAATAGCGACGAACTTCCTTGCCCCTTTCGGTGCGAACGCTCATTGCCCAGAGCTTGAAACAGTCCACCGTTAGGCAGTATTCAGTCAATGGTCTACCCCCTTGAGAACCGACAGACTGATTCCTCAAAACACCGTACTCAATACCTTCTAGGAAATTTTGGGCTTTTAGGCTATCCACTGCATCCGACTTTTGATTGAATCCTAGCCATTCCCAAACCTCTGACAGGTTGATTGGAAACTCTTCAGTAGAATCTAACTGAGCAAAAATCGCTTCTTTCGTTAAGCTAGTCATGTGGTGCCTCCAGTGGCATTACTCCCGATGGCAGCTAATGACTGCGCGATCGGGTTTTGTTTTGTACATTTCTATTATATACTATTTGTATAGTAATTGGTAGACAGAACATGAAGACTAAGCAAGTAAATATAAGGCTTTCAGAGAAAAGACTCGCAAAGGTTAGGGCTGTTGCTGCGGAGCGAGAAAAGACTATTACTGACTTGGTAGAAGATTGGATCGATCGCCTTCCGCAGCCCGAAAAAGAGGTTCTGGTAGACCCAGAGAACCCAGTCTCACTATGAGTCTAGCCGTCTCTACCGTTTGTCACGAATGACAGCCGAACTTAAAAAGCCGTCAAACATAGAGAATTGGCATCAAAGCCAAGCCCAGCAAGAATAGTTGTTTTCCGTTAGGAAAATCATAAAGTCTAATTTAGCCTAATTCTCGCAAGGGCAAAACTCTGTAACCCGGATTCTTTATGTACTGAGTATAAAACAAAATCAAACATCAACGTTTTTCATGATGTTTGATTTCATTTTTGAATCGCTGTAACTAGCGTCAGGTATGGCTTACGACTGTCACGGCGTGTTTTGCGCGACTCGAAGTACTTCGAGGTTTGAAGTACTTCGGAAGTACTTCTAGGGGCTTTCAGGGCGTATTGTCGCTGTGTCTGTACTTAGACGCTGTTGTCTCATTATTGTGAGGGAAGGGGCGATCGCGAGATAGAATGGAAAAGTCCTGAACCGAAAACCCTGGACAAAACACTGGCAAAAAGCCCCATGCATTTCGACGATGCATGGGGCTTTTCTTTTGGTGGGGCGATCGGCTAAAGCTGCACCAAATATTGAAGGATACCGAGCGCATCATATTGGTCGATGCCATTCAAAATATCGATCGCCTCTGCAAAGCTGTCAGTCGTTCGATCTTCAGCGTAGGGTATCGCATCCAGCGCAGCATCAAGGATGGCTGGTGTTTCGCCATCTTCCGTAGAATTGTAGAGATGAAGCCCTAATGCTGCAATCAGCGCAGCCCGATCTACTTTGGGTATTCGCTCGGCGATCGCCTCACCAAAACGCTGGGCGAATGCCTGACCTTGGGGGCAGGCTGTGAAATGTTTGATTGGTTTGGTCATGGTTTCCTCTGGTTGAATTTGTGAATCTATCAAGGGCAGATGGACTGCCCAACACACTCTTAAAGCTTTTTCAGGGCAGACAATCTAGATCCTTAATCAGGTCATTGGCGAATCTGAGAATAGCCTTTCGAGCGAACGAACAATCCTGCTTTTTGGCGATTATTCGCAGATCACTCAACTCTGCCCAAATATGCAAGGTTTCCCCGTCTGAAGAACGCTGCAAATCAAAATCCATCTCAAACTCTTTTGCCCACGCATTAGCTAGTTTCGTCATATCGCTACAGGCTTGAATAGGGGTTGACTGCGTATTAACCAGTCTTTGGGAAAGAACTACAATCTTCATAAAAACTCCTTGAATTATTGAATCCATCAATATTGACAAGCACTTACCTAATTACTGCGCATACCAATTCCATGTCCTACCGCGATCGCTGGCGGCAGCTTCACAAGATTTGGCGAAAACCGTGCCAGATCCGAACGATCGCCAAGGCGTGTCGTTAACAGTTCTTCTCTCCCCGCTAGCAGTATCCATGACTCTAACCCGATCGCTTGCCATCATCCGTCCGCAATCAATCACGGTTAGGCTGCTCATGGTGCCAAACAAAACACCTCTTTCATAAAGTCGGGAAATAAAGATGCGCTCAACGTACAGATTCCCGTCGCTCTCTAGCGTGGAAAGGAATCCTAGAGTGCCGTGGGTGATCATAATATCTCCGTTTGAGCCTGTGGAAGTATCTAGCAATACTGGCTCTCTATCCATGTCCTTTACCTCTTGAACAGTGGGAGAAGCCGGAGCCGATGAACTGTAAGTGGGCAACGCAGCAGCAGGTAAAGCTGTGGCAAGTGTGGCGATCGCAGCAATCATTAATTTGGAAAACATGGCTTTATTTTGGTAAGAGTGATTTGTACAATTGACGTAGAAACTTTGGTAGACGCACAAACCCTGAACTAATCCGCGATCGCACTTCGGGTCAGCGCCCAAATTTCTCTTTAAGATCCTTGACGCATCTACGAGAAAAATCCCGATTGAAGTTTACAAGCTCATCAAAATGAGCGGGCGTCATAGCAGCGGCAAGCATACCGATTAGGATCGCTGCCATCGCCTTCTCTTTTGGGTCGGAGCTTTTGTCAAGCCGACTAGCGATCGCCCGAATCTCTTTATCTGTCTGTTGGGAAATCATAGAAAAGTACCTGTGAATGTGTGAATGTGTGAACCTGAACCGAACTAATCCGCGATCGCCTTCATCTCCGCCCGATAAGCAGACTTGTAAACCTTCGCCGCCCCAATGCCCCACCGACGAACTGATGGAGGATTGCAGGCTTCTCCCAGCGAGGCATGAAGACGACCCAAAGCTTTTGCCTTACCTAGATTGAATGACATTGGGTTAATGTCTGGGTTCCATTCGAGCGACTTCGTGTGTGACATAATTACTTGAATCCTTTTCGTGGGTTTTGGAGGAAGCGGTGAACTTGAGAGGTGAGCCGCTTTCCTTATGTCTAAGTTATAACATCTTACGTGAGGGATTGTCAAGCATCACGTTATGAGTTACTATAGAGAGGTAAGGTTAGGTTCGGGAAACTAGGAGGTATTAATGCGGGTCGTCAAATCAATCGAGATTGAATCGCCAGGGTTGGGACAAAGAATTAAGCAGGCAAGGGATGCCGATTCAAGGACGCTGGTATCTATATGTAAGGTTGTGGATATGTCTCCAGCTAATTGGTATCGGATTGAAGACGAAAGTCAAGTGCTACCAATAGAGACGTTGCGCAAGATTGAATCTGTTCTAAATATTGATTTTGGGGTGAAGTTTGATTAATCCATCTGAACTCAACCTTTCATCACTCCCTTGGCTCCCACTAGAGGCTAAGGCTGCATTCCCGCGCCAGCCTGCTATCTATTTTGCGATTGACTCTCAAGACAACGTTCAGTATATTGGGCGATCGGTTGATCCTAAATCCAGGTGGGCTGGGCACCACCGCTACGAGCAATTGGAGGCGATCGGTAGTATCCGCATTGCTTATCTGTTTATTGACCTGCCCAAATTGTTGCCAGAGATTGAAAAGGCTTTGATTGGTTGGTTTCAGCCGCCCTTGAATGTGGTGGGTCGGAGTATGGTGGGTCTTTTGCCTGTTGATAGGAAGCCCGTCAATGAGGAGCCTTGTGGAGACCGTTTGCGCGATCGCCTTAGGTTTGTGGCAGGTAAGGATTACAGAGTTTCTGCTAGTGGGCATTCCTCAGTTGCCTACAATTTTAATCAAGGCTATTACGAAGATGAATACAAAAGCCCAGCCGGAAAAGTTTTATACATTGCTCAAAATGAAATGAGCGATGAGGATCTACTGGCAGTGGGGCTAGATCCTAGCCAGGTTGTTGATGGAAACTTTGGCGATCCTGAAAGCATTGACGCTATTGCTGACTACCTTGGTTTAATTAAAAATGCTTTTCTTGACGGATTGCACCGCATTTGCCGCAACAGGATTGCTACAGAAAAAGGGTATCTTGCCGACCAAATGGAGACGGTAGCCATATTGCGGTCAATGCAGCAAAAGCGATTAAACAGACGTATTGGGTTTGTGCGTGGCGTAGATTTTATTTGCGAGGACGAAGACCTAGACAATCCGTTGCGCTGGATATTGCCAATGCCAAGCAGAAGTAGTCCTCTAGTCGGATCGGGGAAGGTCGTGGCATTTTTAGAAGCATGGAAGCCAGATCTAGAGTGGAATCAAGTCGCTGCTTCCAATTTCTTCAGATTGGTTGCTGGAGAATATAAAGATCAAATAGCCGAATGGAATGGGCGATCGCCAACAAGCCTTGACTGGCACAAAGTTTCAGCACTTCACGATCAGGCTGCAAGCCTTGGTTAAACAAAGTTAAAAGCAAAACCTACATGCCGTCTAGAAATAGGCGGCTTTTTAGTGCCCATTCCCAAGTGTCAATACGACAGCAGCATAACTATTGACACATTCAAAACTATACACAGTCAGTCTTTCACCATCTGTCGGAAGTGTCAGTAACCTCTAGAGTGTTAACTCTATTCTGGGGAATCCATTGAAGTCTATTTTGGGGAGTCCACTGAAGCTTAATTTGGAGCTAGACAGCTAAATTCTTAGCCACTAGTCAAAAACCTATCGACAGGACTGACAGTATTGACACATCACGCCCCATAAAGGTTCTAGCTGTCAATAGTTACCGTGCTGTCGTATTGACACTTGGGGAAAAGCACAAAAAAGCCGCCTATTTCTAGACGGCATCCTTCCAGCCCTAACTCAAACTCATACCGACTTCATCGCCTCATCTATTTCTTCTTCCCCGACACTGGCGATCGCATCCCATTCTTCATTACTCAATTCCTCATCCAATCCCTCATCCAACCCCACATCTAATTCCTCATCCCCTCTCACTGGCTCTAGCAGCTTTGGGTCTTGCCCTGCTACCTGTGGCGGTTCTAGTGGTTCTAGCTGTGCCTGGATTAGTTCTGGGGGATTATCTACCAGTTCATTCATGCGATCGCTAATCCTGTCATCTAGGCTCAGGTTGTAATTAGCTTCGTCTCCAGCGAATGCTTGCCTCACTTCCACCGGGTCAAGGATTTTATTTGCAATGAGAATACTGACACTCTCAGCAAAAGTCTTCAGATTGGCTAGTTTATCGGTCTCAGAGCGCTTCAAGCCGCTGGGTATCTCTACGCCTAAGCCTTTAGGTAATCTGCCTCCTGTGGGGCTATCTTGGGCAAGGCAGGCTAGTTTACCAAGATAGAGATAATGGTCAGCCCAGTGGCGAGACTTCCAGGCAATCTTTTGATCGTCCCACTGCCGCTCCTCTACTCCTTCCTTGCCTTGGTTGCCTAAGCCCTTTTGATTGGATGTACCGAACAGGACATGACGGGGAATATCGGTGTAAAAGCAGATTGAATCAGTGAGGCGATCGATCGCATCCCCTACCCCACCAAAGTTTCGGCTGACTGTCGACATGGATTCCTTTTCAGAATCTCGAATGAAGATCCGCAGCGCTGACAGAGCAAACATGACGCTTTGCATCCGTTTGGCGATCGCTTCTTCGTCCTCGCTGTCTCTGATGTCAGAAAAGCCATCTAGCCCATAGTCAAACACTGATGCCGTCTGAATGTAATAGTTGAGGGCATCAAGGCTCTGTGAGGCTCTAGAGAGTGCCCTGAACACGCCATCAATGATGCTGTAATCTTCCTCTGTCTCTAAGGAATGCAGATATCTTGGCTTGGCTTTGCCAGAGAACTTGATAATCCTAGAACGATGGATAGTGCCATCAAACGGCATCTCCCTGGTATCAGAGCGGGCACGGGATAGTCTGTAGGCTCCGCGCTTATCTGGGTAGAGGTCAGTGTGATAGAGCGGTTCTAAATATTCGATGCTGCGAATGTTTTTAGAATCAATCGGTTCCCTGAAATCTCTGCCATCGTCTGCCCCAATGAGAATATAGGCTGTCCTAAAAACGTTCGCATTCTTGCTCTGCTCTCGAAAGAGCGATCGCACTGACGACAGAGATAGCTCTGGGTCAAGGTCTGAAGGCTCCACGCAGTTATCTAGATAGTCCTCTAGTTGGGAGCCGTCTACCCCGTAGCCACGATAGGAAGTTTGGCGGGTGAATGTGTATTTCATCCAAGTGTCAGAGCATTCCACTGGATAAGCATCTACTATTTTCTGAACTATTCCATCTTGGTACAGGTCTGCTAGTTCGCGATCGGTAAGCCGTGCAGGGCGATTCACCACTACATGGGTAGTCGGATCGCGCCCAGTGCCAAAGCCCATGGAGGGATTAGCAAAAGCACTAGCGCTAGGATTCCCCGCACTCATGGCGATCCGCATTCCCGCGCCGTCGTCTTGCCTGCTGTCTGGTGTTCTGTCTGGTGTGGTGTTTGTAGGTTCAGTCATGGATTTGTATGTTTAATTTTCTTTTAATTATGACCTATGACACTTGGGGCGATCGACATCTACAGGGTTGGCAAAATAAACGCTAAAAAGCCACCTATAAGGCTTCGCGTGAGAACCCCGGTCTTTTAAGCCGGGGATGAAACGCAGCAGCAGCCTTGAGGTTGCGAGTACTCTGGGTTACAATTGAATGGTGCAGAACAAGTAGGCGTATCAACTACGCGATGAATCGTCCTAGCACGGTGAAATACCAGCCAGTAAGACACTGCCAGCAATCAAATTGACTGAGTAAGACTAAGGCACAGGCAAGCAATGGCAGGATGATGAGCGTACCGAACTGGCTAGTGTTGAAAAGTGCGAACGAAAGCATAAAGTAAAAAAGTAGACGTAATGTTCACGGCGTAAGTCAGTGGATTTGAACGTGTAGCGGCGGTTTGACAGCGCCTTTAAGAACAATCGCAAGGCTGTTTCTTAAGAATCTCCGTTCCTTTAGGTCGGAGAGTGTCAACTCTAAGTGGCGATCGCGCTAATTTTCAGGGGCAATGTTTTTTGATCGTTGCTTTCGTTTTCTTTCAGCCGCGCTCATTGCGGTTCCTTCGATTGGTCTTACTCCTCTTTTCTTAGGGCTGTCTACAAACCGCCTGCCACAGATCGAACATTTGTAGGTTTGTTCTCCTGTTTTGCTCTTTCCATTTTTGATTGACGATGCGTCACAGTGCTTGGGGTTAGTCATGATTCTTTTTTTTTTATTCCCTCCCCGACTCACATAGTCGGGGAGGCTTAATCAATTTACCGAGATAGGAATACTTCTTTAACGCCTTTCAAGTTATGAGCTTCCCAGCCAGCCTTGGGAGAGTTGCATTTTCTGTCGTAGTCTGTGAGGCTCTGAATCTCTGAATCTATAGCCTTTACGATTTCTTCTACGGTTGCGAACTTGCAGATGATGTGAGTTCTAGAATGTCCCACCTTTGCCCATTTTCTAGCTTGTCTTTGAGCGCCTTCTTTCGAATCGAATATACACGTGATGCAATTATGCATCCCTGCAACTGCGTATTTTTCTTGGTTCGATTCTTGCATTAGGACGGTGGTTTGAACGTACATGTCGGGTTCCTGTGTTTGCTCTACTTCTATAGCATGTCACAAATTAAACGTGGCGTCAACACGATCGCTTTACTCCCTCCGCATCCAACTAAGATCCCTTTTCCTCAACGTCTTCAATTCTTCGATCGCCTCTCCAATCATGGCGAACCCGACAGCCCAACTCATGACGGCATCATCCTTCTCGCCATCGATTGCCTGCCTCTGCACACGGCTAAACTTTTTCATCTGAGGAATGCCATGCCAGTCAGCAGGGTAGACAACATCGCCATCGCTAAGGGCTAGGGTGATGCGATCGGTATTGATGAGTTTGGATGTGGCAGATGTGTTGACAATTTCTACCCGCAATTTAGGACGCGCCTCGATAAAGTTTTCAGCTTGGCTTAGTCCACCATTATTTTTCTCAATAACCAACATCACCACCTTGCCAGTGCGATCGTATTGATCCAAAGTCTTCAGACATTCGGCACGACAATAGCTAGGCAGTCGATTGTTCTCATGCCACGATGCCACTAGCTGCAATGGATGGCTGGTGATATCCCAAATCTGAAAGTCCCAGTCATCAGCACCTCCCTGGTTAGGGTCAATCATGGCAAGGTAGAAATGTTTGCGCTCTGGCTTAGTCCATTGCCCTGTAGCTTGTCTATCTATTGCTGCAATGTTGAATAAAGAATTTTTCTCGCTGGCAGGTTTGCAGAATAGTTCCTCGTCTGCATCGTCGCCATATTCTAGGATGATTTGCGATCGCCACAGGTCTTGTTTTTCCTGACTCCATTCTTCCCCATTGACCAGGCAGATGCGTTGATAAAGTCCATCGGCTAGGGCGTCATCAAAGGTGATGGTATGCAGACTGTAGCCGCGCTGTGGGGCTATCTTGTAGCAGAGTTCTTCAAAGTGGCTGCATAGACTATTGACGGATGAGATAATGTCAATCCTTGCACCCCAGATTAGCAGAGCGATCGCGGCTTTTAATAGTTCTTCCGGCTTGTCATGAAATGCGTATTCATCTAGAATGACCCTGCCTTTTCTACTCCTTAAGTTCCTAGGATTAGATGACAAAGCAGTGATATTGAAGCCACTGGCAAAGCGAATTCTGAAGGCAAGGATATCCTCGTCCTCATTTTTTATAACGAGTTCTTCGATGTCAGTGGCGACTAAGCTATAAGCCCGAGCCCAACTTGCAGCGTCAGAGATGAACTGCAAAGCCATCTCTTTTGAGTACCCCAAATAAGTGGTAGATATTCCGTTGATTCGACTAGCCTCTAAAGCACAATCCCCAGCGATGCTCCAGCTAATCCCGACGCGTCTACTCTTGCGGAATATCCGCACCCTCGCTGAGTCTTCCAGCCCGATCGCTTGATATGGGAGTAGAACTTTGGGCATTGACTCCCATGATTTCCGCTCGGATTCTTCCAAACGTTTCTTCTGAGAGTCCCCCAGAGTGTTCCCTCTCTTGGCTAAGTTGGTAGAGGAGCGGTTCTGGGAGTTCTCCTTGCAATAGCGCTGTAACTTCTTCTGTGGCGCGGTTATAAATTTTGTTGGCACAGTCAGCTACCCAAGATGGAACAATGTTCATATCAGTCATTTTATCCAACACATCCCCTTCGGTCACTGACTCCTCTTTCGGATAAAGCTTTAATTTCTTAATGAGTTTCTCCAGTGCTGCAAGTTTGTCATGCAACGTCACCTCCCATTCAATCGTTACATCTACCTCTTGCACTTCTCCTATGGTTCGTGTCGTAGTCTTCTTTTTGCACTTGACAGTTTTAATGGCACTCTTGCCTCGATGGGTCAGCCTGCTGCTAGGTATGACCTCAACGCCTTCCTCATCCCACGCCATAGCATCGGTGATGTTGGCAAATGCGATCGCCACGGTCTCATGAATCACCGATACCTCTGTCAGGTTCAAAACTTCGCCCAAATAGGCGCTTACCTTAGGATTCCCTAGGAGCTGAGAAGACGATACCCATGCAACTTTATCATTTTTGCATAAGTACCCAGCATCCTTATAAGACTGTGTAGCATTAAGCGATCGCGCATAATGCTGACAAAATCTAAACTGCTGATCTGTCAGTCCGTGCGGGTTTTGATGCTTGGGTACAGTCTTTGCCATTTCGATATTCTAGCCAACATTCATTGACAGTGAATCTTTACACAATGTACTATCCCTGTACTTTCGCATTCTCGCTAAAAATGCGATAATTAGCATATACACGAAACGAGAGAGTCATGGAAGCCACCGTCACCGTTCAAGCCTTTTCCAACAGAGAGCAAGTGAATAAGCAATTTACTTTAACGTTGCCATTGGCGATCGCAAACTGCATGGCTGGAGAGGCTCAGGCGAAGCGGATTCGGAAGGCTGTGGGTGGTGATTGGACTGTGATTCATTTCTTGGGTTAATCAACTTTAGGAGGGGTGCAATTCCCCGCGATCGCGTTCCTTGTCGGTGGGATTAATGGTTAAACCGTCCTGAATAATTGCAATGGAGAATAAGTCATGCCTATTTGCGGATTAACAAACCGAGCTGCCGAAGGTCGGATGACAACGATCGGTATTTTGCGTAAAGGTGCACCCCGTCCGGCAAACGGTAAGTTGCCTGGGGTGGAGTTACCCTATTTTCGTTTTGACACAAAAGACGATCGCGCGGCTGCTGTATTCCTTGAGTCTTATGGTGCGGAGCCTCAAGAGATTCGAGTTTTAATGCCATACAAAACAACCGACCAATGTTTTCCAACTGCCAAAGAATCCTATGTTGCATCAGGGCTAAGGAGCCGTTGTGATGGTGAGTTTGTATCTGCTATGCGGTTAGAGAACGGCAAAATTCAGCGTCAATTCATTTCGCCCGCAGCTTGCCCCGGTGCGAAGTTCTGCGAGTCCTGCAAGCCCGTTGGTCGCCTTCAATGCATTATTCCAGAATTGAATCGTTTTGCATTGGTAAACGCAGAGACTCACTCGATTCATGACATCGTGAACCTAGATGAGCAGCTAAGAGCGATCGAAGCTACGTTTGGACGGCTTGACTCTATTCCTCTGGTATTGCGGAAGACCCAAAAGAAAATCTCTATTCCAAGGGATAACGGCGATCGCCAACGGGTTAACAAGTGGTTACTCAGCATCGAAGTCAACCCGGAATGGGCAGCGCTACAACTAGCGGCAGCGCGATCGGCTCAACTTGCCGCTGCAACCGTTTATTCAATTGGGGGGAATGTCCCTAATGTAATGCCACGGCTACCCGCATCCAATGCAATGCGATCGGCTCAAACCCCGAACCATCGGGATACGAATGAATGGGTTTGGTTCGAGGGCGAACTAGCTAAGGCAATTCAATCGGGAGAGATGGGGCAAATAGAGCAGGTGGTGAGCAACGCCTACGAATGGGCGCGGATGGCTCCTCAGTTCACTGGCTTACATCAGGCGATCGCCAATGAACACGATCGCGCCATTAGTGCCTCGTCTGCTGTTGCAGTGGAAGTCATGCCGATGGCAGATGTAGAGATTCCCGAAGTTTCATCTACCGTCAACTTCGATCGCATTGCTGCACTGCTCAAGCTTTTAGGCACAGCGCTACCGCAAGCCAAGCTTATTCGTCAAGGACTGCTCGGTAAAAAGCAACCCAAAGACTACAGCCAAGATGAGATGAGCCAACTACAGGATGCCTTGTTGATTGATTGGGCAACTCAGTTCCCTTGTTGGCAGCATGACTCCCACCGTGTGAACAGCTACCACAAATTTGTCGAAGGGCTTGATGGAGTCCCCACAGATGAAGAGCTATTCACTTTATGGAAAGAGGAGTGTGAGATTCGGGTAGAAGGTGAAACTACTGTAGAGGTTGACAGTCAGGTTGATAGTCAGGACGAGGGCTTCCCTGATGTAGAAGCGGGTTAGGTAGTCCCAGCCCTGGGCATGGCTTAAACTGCCCAACTCTTGACAAGAATAAAGCGCAGCTCCGGCAAGGAAACTGCGCTTCGTACCCAACATCAACCATAGGTAAACCATCATGCCAGTTTTTAAGATTTTGTCAATAACGTCCGTTCTTTTAGTGACCATCCTCTCTCCTGGTGCGATCGCGCATCACATTTGTTTTGTCAACACCACGGGTTCACAATGCGAAGTCCATCAGGAAGATATACAGCCCGATCGCAAAGCGAGCGAGAATCCCAACATGGAAGGTCGTGAGGGTGTCCCCCCTAGCGCTGCTACTGGGTCACGCGCAATAGATAGCGCAAAACGTTGGTGCAAGTGGGGAGAAGATCCCAAAACGGCAGGGTGCGACAATCTGGGCAGTGGGGTCGGTGGTTAACTTACCGAAAGCCCATACATCCATTCAACTTGCAACTCTGCTGCCACTTCGCCGAATGGGCGCTGATAGCTACCGATAGAGGGTTTCACATTGGCAGGATATCGATCGCTTCCTTCTATGTTTGTTTTGTCAGACTGCAGCAAAAGCCAATGGAAGGTTCCAGACAAGCCAGGGCGAACGGCTAAAATATCGGATAAAAAATACCATCCTTTCATGGGGATTCTCCTAAAACTTCATTCTGACATTCTCACAGAACTGAAGCAACACTAATATTCTGAGAATACTCTGATATAGATAATTCAGGTTATCTATATCAGAAAAGGAGCCGATCCTTGCGATCGGCTCCTTTTGTTTGGGTGAATCTATTCCCCGATCAGCTTTTGGCGATCGCCAAATCGTTGCGCGAACTTTTGTTTTAGCGTTGCCATCGCAGAACGATCAATCTTTGCTGTCTCCAGAGCAGTAAACTCTTTTTGCCAATGTCCAGACTCTTTTCCATAGCCAATAGATTCTAGCCAGTCCCACGCAGACTTCGTTGTTTTGAACCCGAATTGTTTCTGCAAAGCTGTAATACCAAAACCGTCTAGCTGAGAAACTACTCGACCATTGCGATCGATGATGACGGTTCGATCAACGTGCTCCACTTTTTCGATCACTGTTATCCCTGGCAGCATAATTGCTTCTACTACAGCAGGTGCGGTGATTGACATCATCCCTGCAATAGATAGTGTTTTTTGGGTGGACTCCTGAACTTTTAGCTGCAACTCCATATTTTTGTTTTGCAACTCTAGTTTGCGGATTTCTTCCGACATTGCGGGAATAACGGTTTCAGCTTCTCTGGTTTTGACTGCGAAGTAGTGCTTGGCTTGCTTTACCATCGGCTTGCCTCGGCTGTCGCAAGCCAAAACCGTGTGATAGCAAGCCAAACGAGTCAAGCGATAATCAACAGCAGGTCTGCCATTACTTTTTATCTCTACGGGTAAGAAGTGACTGGAAGTGCTGGGAATAGAGACTTCTAGGTTCTCTTGTGCAATGTCAATGACATCCTTGAACTTTTGCCATTTCACATAAGTCAGCAATTCCATCAAATCTCTAGCGCTCCAAAATTCCACCCCGGTTCCATCAATCTGTCTGATTGAATCAAATGGGCTTGCTTGGGCTGTGGATTCAAAAGGTACAATACTCATAGCCGATTCCTAGAATAGTAGGTCTGTGGTCAGCGATCGCCAAACCTCTGATAAAGGATGCGATCGCGCTCCCATAATTCTACCGCACGTTCTCGCCAAAATAGTCTGTATTCGCATTGACAGGATTAAAGCTGCCAACGTCTGTTAGCCCCTGTATCCAAATGGGAGATACCGTTGGCATAAAATCCCAGCCCTCCGTCCCATATAGGATCTAGCAGTCGATAAGCCTCAACACTGGATAGCGGATCAACCCAGAAGTCGATCGCCCCTCCAGACAAGTGAGTGGAATTAGATACGCCGCCTGCATAGCTATTCCAAGGTTCAGGGCGATACCATGACGTGATCTGGATTTGCTGTTTAGTGCGCTTCTGTAACAGTGGCTTAACTTCTTGCTCAAACCGTCTTGCAATCTCCATGATGTTGCCAACATGACTACCGCCTGGAATGCGAGTGCCGTTGTGCGTTGCCATCCCCCATGTGAGGAAACCGCCACTACCCATGATGGGAATGATAAGGGTGTCAGTTGTGACTTTGCCGATGCGAGGGATAAATACTTCCTTGCCAGTGACAGCCCCCACCGAATCTACTGGATTATTGGCGTAGAGCTTACCGCCCTTGGATATCTCCACGTCTTTGCCAAACACCCACAAAGTATTCCTGCCCAAGTATTCCAGTTGCTTACCATTGACTTGACCTAGGGTAATCAAGTGATGACCTGCTTCTTTTTCTAGGGCGATCGCCGCGATATTCAGGATTGCACCTTTGCTGAATGCAATCATTTCTGCTGCTGATAAATCTTTTGAGGATGCAGGGCGTGACTTGAGGAAGCTTGAAAACTTGAACGTGAGGGTAAAGTTTGCGGTTGTCGTCATGGGGTTTGCTCGTTTTAGGAATAAATCTCTTTCGGCTGCACGTCGCCTTTCCAACCCTGGCAAGATTTTGTCATCGCCACGCACCCACATCAAAAAAGCGGTACTAGCGGCAGCGCGATTGCCTGCGATCAATTCATTGGCAACAGTAGAACCCGCAAATGCACCCATCCCAATATTGAAGGCGAGGGAAACCAATGCAGCAAATTCATTTTCATTCAGCGATACGCTCATACTCATAGCCCAAAAAGCGATCGCATCCTCAAAATACTTCAAGTCTTTTTGCAGCAAGGAATAGGCTTCAGCTTGGGTGATACGTTGCCCCAGCATTACTCCGTTGGTATGCCCATAGCCAATGGTGGGCACTCCTACCGGATCTGTGTAGGCAATCAGCAGACACCCTTCAAAGTGTTTTATTAACTCTAGTCCGGCTTGATTGATTTGAATTGCCATAGCTTCACACAAATAGGAATGCTTATATTTTTAGCGAGGGTATGATTGAATTGTAGGTTCTATTTTTCGCCATTGGTCTTTTCTCATGCCTGAAGCCACAGATCAACCCATAGATAAACAGCTTGATAACATCGAAGGCTTATCCAAAAAGATTGACTTCAGCACCGCAGACCTCAAACCTTATATTGACGATTTCCACAGCAGGCTAGACCAACAGGCTCAGTCGCTTGCAGATCTGTCTTTAAGGCAAATCGAAACCTCAAGGCAAATTGCGACCCTTTACGAACAGTCGAATCGAATGCAATCGGTATCAGACAATAGCCAACAGGCGATCGATAATGTGGCGGCAATTCGGCTACATCTTGAAAGCACTGATGAAGCTGTGGCGAATACCCTGCCTGAGATTGGCAAGAAGGTCGAACGGAATGCCCGCTTGGTTGACCTGTTGAATGATAGGAATATCAATTTGTTTAAGTGGCTAGGGGGAATTGTCGTCGTCTCTTTTGTATCAAGTATCCTATGGCAATCCCTCCCCCAAGAAGATCGAACGGATTTAGCTAGACGTTTTTTTGTTCCTTTGGCGACGGTCGCTGGGGGTAGCCTGGTTGGTTATTATTTCCTGAACAGCGGCTCTACGAATAACAATTCTTTGGAAGATTCCAATACTGGGAAATCAGATGACACAAAGTAGGACAGGTAAGGCGGTGGCGATCGCCCTATTAGGTTCCACGGTCATCAGTGGCGGTAGCTATGTCACGGGCAGCAACGTAGGCACAACTGATCAAGCCGCCCAGAACTGGCAAGGGACAGACCAAATCGTTATCCCCACTGACATTGACGCGATCGCGAAAAGGCTTCTAACCAATCGAAAAGCCCACAAGCTAATAATTTACGCCTATGACTATCGCGTTCCCTTCCTCCAGGGCGTTGTAGCTTACGAAGCGTCACCCAACAAGGATGTGACAACGCCAGTAAAATCAATCCCTCCTAGGCTTTTCGTTTCAGTAATCGCTGATCCGTGGAACAATGATCTACGTCAAAAAGTTACGGTCGAAGTTAGGAAGGATGAAGACGACCCAGAGAAAATATACACCACCATCTCTGCACCAATTGAGATTGATTCCTTGATACTCCCAGCCGGACGTGTGGTGATCGTTTTCGACCGTGGGCATCTGAGTGACTACGAAGTAACGGATATTTCAGATCAAATTAGAGGCTTTGCAAGATTCCTTAAGAAAATCGATTGAAGCGATATAGCATTTTGTTTTAACCAAATTCAAATTCAAAGCCCTTGCAGATAAACCAATTTCTACCACGGGCGATCGCGCTCAATCTGGCACAAACTAAAGTGGGACGGGCGATCGATAGGATGATTCCAGCTTCCTTAATGCTGGCAAATTTTTGATTAGTATCAAGACACAAAAGTGCTATTTTGGGGTTGCTCATCTTGAATAAGTCCCGGTAGTTGGATTGTCCAGTAGCCTGTTGTTGAGACGACTACAATCCATCCTGCCACGGCTGAAGCTTGATAGAGTCGATTTGCGAGAGGCGCAGTGGTACGTTTGTCTTTCATACCCCGATCGTCACTTTCTTTTAAGCATAAAAACTCAGGCAGGGGGTTGGGTTCCCCCACCCATTTGTGTAAACCGATGGGCTGGAGTGCTTTGTCCTATGGGTGTGTGGTATGCATACAAAAACCCCACAGAGTAGCGAGGCGTTACTCTGTGGGGTTGGGTAGAGAGTTTGTCTCTAGTCGAATTCAAAACCCATTTGACCTGGGCTAGATTGATCTCGTTTGCCTGTTCTGCAATTTTGCCGCATCCGTTGGTATCGGAAGTACTCCACAGACTCTACCTTGATTATCTCTGGGCACAGCTCAACCTTTGCTCCACTAGCAGATCTAAAGCTGAGAATCAAAATTGAGAATGCAGCCAGTGTCATCCATAGTTGATCGTCGTCATCCTTCACCCAGTGCTCAAACTCGTTAAAGTTTCTCAGCAGTGCCTCTCTGACCTGAGATTTTTTGACGATGCCGGATGCCTCGTGCAAATAGTTCAGAGGAATTTGAAAGTGAGAAGCAGGGCGATCGCCTTCTTTGGGTTCGGGCTTGGCTCCAAACTTGGCTTGATAGTCGGCAGCTAGGAGGGCAGCAGATGAACGGCGTAATTCCTGCGAGAATCGACTGCGACCCATGTAAGCCAAATAAATCAATCCAGCCATCCCGCTTGAAGGGGTTTCCTGAAAACCGTCCCTCCCATCTACACGGGTATACTTCGTTACTTCCGTAAAACGGAGGATACCAGAATCAACTTCTATCAAGTCTTTCCAGGTTTGGGTGGTGTTTTTATTTCCAAAGAACATCTTCAAGAAATCATAGACAGAATGCTTCCCGTCTTGACTTCTAATACTGCCATCCGCGATCGCATCTTCAATTTGCCCAATCAGCTGCTTCAGAACTGCTTGATGCAGTGAAACGCCAAACTCTTGAACTTGTGAGAAAATAGTTTCAGCCACTTCATTACCTGCGTAGTGATTTTGGTCAGCAGTCGTCTGAGGAGTAAACTCGTTCGGCTGCGTCTTTGTGCTATTTTACAATGTTTTCCTCACTAAAACCTACTGCAATCGCAAGAATATTAACGCCTTCAACGAAACGGTTTAGAATAGCGATGTTGATGTTTTTGCGAGATACACACATGGAAAGCCGCCAATTATCTGAAGATCTACAATCCTTGGGTGTGAATATTACCGAGGATGAGATCAAAGAATTAGCGGCTTTCCATTTCTATCTAAAAACTCAGAACCAATCACGCCTTGCAGAAACCCCGATCGCCTTTGACCCCGACGACATTGAGGGCGGCAAAACATTAGGCAGCATCATTGGTGGTGTAATTGGTATCGGCTTATCATTTGTTTTGCCAGGGATAGGACTAGCAGCGGGTTTGGCGATCGGTAGTGCGATCGGGGGATTAGCTGGGGCTGCATTTGCCAAGCCACCCAAAGGGGCAGAGCCGGACGATCAATCAGCCAATCGACGCAGCGCCAAAAGCTATGGCATCACGGCATCTAAGGGATTAGTAGAGGTAGGGAATCCTGTCCCTTTTATTTTCTGCAACCGCGATCGCAATGTAAATGGTGGGGTGCGATTCAGCGGGCAGCTAATAGCATCTTGGATTGATACCCTCAAGGGTGTGCAGCATCTTCACGAACTATATGTGGCGTGTCTAGGCAAGGTGGGTGGGATTAGCTCGGCAGAGACGTTGTTGGACGGGCAAGCCTTAGATAATTTTCTTTTTAATGAGGTCGTGATTGACCAGCGGTTGGGCACTGCCGCGCAGACCGCGATGGCGAACTTTCCGTTTTATACGCAGGTTGTATCGCCATCGCTGAAGAATCAGCTCGGGTTGGACATGCGATCGATTGTTGCCGAAGTGAAGGTGAAGCGGAAGGAAACTATCGCAGATAAGCTTGTGTCGAGAAGCATGATTGTGACTCGCACCCCAGATAATTGTCGGGTAAAAAAGTCGGGAGCAGCAAACGCATCGTTCATAAGTAAGGACAGGATTAGACCAAATAAAGACGGCTTTGTTCAGGCGCAAATTCTTAGGGGTAGCTGGCTGCAATATATTGGCATCACTAACGACATTGTGGCGAGTGCATTTCCTCAAGCCTATCCGTTTGTATTCCAGTTTGTGAATGCTCAGTTTGCCTGTCGTGTCAATAATGTTGCCGTCACCACCGCCGCAGCCTATATCAAAGAAGATATCTTTACCATTGAATACATCAGTGGTGTCGTGGTGTTTAGGCGCAACAGAGCGATCGTTCATACTTCTTTTGCTGCGAGAGTGTACCCAGCAAGGTTGGCAGTACATATTCTTGATAATGCCAATGATGCCGATGGGGTAGAAATTAATGATTTGCGAGTGGGCAATAATATCAGTTTCTCTAAGGGCGGCACGAAGCCTGGAATTGGCACGGTGTTAGAGCTGCAAGCACCAGAGTTTGACGAAGAAGAAGATCTTACCGAGGCTGAATTATTAGAATCAGCCCGCAACGAAACCGATCAATTCAGCCCTGCTGAAGTATATTTTGCGGCAGGGCAACAGTTTAGGGTTATCGCTAAAAATTACAACGCTGCAACCATTCAAGCCGATACAGTGCTAAATCTTGGGGAAGGTGACAAAATCTATGCCCAATGGACTCCTACTTACGAAACCACAAAAAAAGTTACTGAGATTCATGTAAACCTTGTCTGTCGCCTGTTTGCCAGAGATGAAAAGAATAGACTTATTAAGCATGGCGTTTTATTCGACTGCTACATTCGCTCTTCTACAATCGGCTGGACGTTTGCCTTCAGAGGGCTTATCTCTAACTCCAGCGAGGGAGAAGTCAGACGATATTTTAAGCTTAAGAATCTGCCCTATTCCCGCTACAAGATTGAACTTAGACCGCTTAGAGTCGCGAACGCGCAAGCCGTGATCTGGCGATTTAATGACACTGGTGCGAGGGATACCCGCGACACATCGGCTATTGTAGGCGGCAAAGTAATCCGGTTCGAGACGCAGATTGATGGGCAATCTACCGTAGCAGATGCTAACAAGATTATTCTTTATGATGAAGCCCTGAAGCCCGCTGTCTCCACTCAACAAGGGGCACCGATCGCCATTACCTCTATCAATGAAGTTGTCACAACTGCAACGCCTCCCACATATCCAGACTTTGCATTAACCGGAATTAGCTACTTGGCATCAGAGCGAATCCAAACAGCACCTACTCCTAATTTCCTGATGCAGCTAGGTGGTGAGACGAGGGCACATATCTCGGCTGGGGTGATTACAAGCGTTAGTGCCTTGGATTATGGGGTTAGTGCTCCACCGATGGGGACAGCCGATCCCGTTCGGTATTTCGATGTCTTCAGGAACCTAGACAAGCACGTTGAATCAGCAGTCTCTGCCACCAACTCAACTCAGATCTCTACGTTTGTCACAGTGCAGGCAGAAGTAGGCGATCGCTACCTTGTCTATCGCATCGAATCTATCAACTATCTTCCCGATGCTTATGCTTATGTGTTGGGCGATCCTGATGGTGGTTTAGGGGCAAGGATAGACCGTGATGAATGGCTAGATTATCCGAGCATTGTTAATTCGCGGCAGTATTGCATTGCTAATGCTAACTACTGGGATGGTGTGATTGCAACGCTCACTAATTGGCGGCAATGGGCAGCACAAGAGGCGATCGGCTCTAGGGTTTTGCCTTGTCGCATTGATGGCAGATTTGGGATGATTCCCGAAACCGAGACCCCTGTCACATTCCTCTTCAACGCTTCCAACGTCTTCAATTACAAAGAAGAATTCCTTGATTGGAGCATGAGCCGTTGCAATAGTTTGATTGTCAGCTACACCGATGGCAGAGACGAATATAAGACGAAGACCGTCCGCATCCAATCACCTGAAGCCGCGAATGGATTAGAGCCGTTGGAAGAAAAGGCATTACAGTTGCCCGCTGTCACTAATCGAGGTCAAGCGATTTGGGCGGGTGCATTAGTTTTCAAATCGCCCAGAATTCAAACGCGATCGGTTAGCTTCACGACTGGGCAGATGGCGTGCTATATGAAACCTGGTGATTTAATCCAAGGGCAACACGTCACGACAGAATGGCAGTTTGAGAAATCTGGCACTGTAATTCAAAGCCTATCTTTTGTCGGTGGAACTCAAACCGTAAGGCTATCTGTCCCAATAACTACCACCGTTACTGCTGCGAATCTAAGAGCCGCTATTCAATATAAAGATAATGGGGAAACTAGAACAAACCTTTTAAGTTCTATGGCATCTAGCAATCAAGTGGCGATCGCCGGACTCGCCCGACCATTAGCCCTTGGCGATACTGTCATCATTGGAACCGAGCTAGAAGATCGTCGCACCTATCGGGTTTCTTCTGTGCGACCGACAGAAGAAGGGGCGATCGATGTTGTCGCAATCTACTGGAATAGATCGATGTTGACCCTTGATGGGCTAGTGATTGATGGGGAATGCAGCAGCGCCACCCCGACTTATACTTTTGATAAAAATGAATTACTGACCTGGCTAAGTGGTTCTGATTCGTTCTTAACGACTTACACCAGAAACACTATGCCCATGCTGGCAAACAGCGACTTCTTGCTCGTCAATGCATTCCAGGATGTCTTGGGTAGAGGTGGGTATTTCCCCTCGCAAGCTGGAACCAGCGAAGGGCAATTTATCATGTCCAAAGCCAGCTCTCTAGCTTTTGAAGCCACTGGGAATGCGAGTTGGCTAAACCGCGCTACCAACTTTGGACAAGCTGCACTAAATTTTCTGTACCGGGGTCAAGCCGTCCCGGTAAACCCTAATACCCCATTCGCTCCACACTGGCTCTTCATCGTCAAAGCTACATCTAAGTCAAAGGGACTAACAAACGCAGACCCATTAGCTTATGGTCACTTTGATGTTTCTGTCTCGTTTGCCAGTGGTGTGGGGACAATCTCCAACGGCAATAGCGGCAACCTTCTAGCAGATTTATACAGCGCTCGACTGCCTAGCTCTAGACTTCTGTGGCGGAACGTCTACAGCCCGGTCATCCCTACTTCGTCTAATCTGACTATTAATTATTGGGTCGCCCAGATTGGTGGCGTGGGTGGAAACTTCAGGATCTTCCCGACTACCGCAGCTTCTAATGGCACACCCCCGGTTGCTACGGGTGAACCTGTTGGTAGAGTGGTTTTGACCAACACTGGGTATAACGGCAACGCGCTTTTAACTTACTCTTCTTACACCGGGCCCGACTTACTTAAGAACGCCATGTTTGAGGCTTACCCAATGTGGCGGGCATTGCTCAATACTGAAGTCAACTGCGCGACAGATTCACTTCCTTGGGCTTATGAAACCTACGATCGCCTATTCGCCCTGACTGGGAATGTGCAATGGCAACGGGCTAGGGATGCCAGCGGATTCACAGCGGGGTTGGCTGCCACGATTGAGAATCTTAGCCACTTCTGGAAGAAAAGCACGGCTTCAGATCCATTAGCCTATCCTGGCTCCCAGATTGTGCAAGTCAACAACACGGCAGGGTTTACCCTAAGTCGAGTTACGACAGCAGGGGACAAACAAAATTGGGTAAGGCTAATTGTCAATAATGGGGCTGAAGCATTCCCTTCGATTGAGTTCCAAAACTATGCCGTCCAAACTTTGTTCAATGATAATAATGTCGATCTTTTTGTAGAGTTTGCCGCATCGGTATCAAGTCAATTGATGGAAATGTATGTTTCCACAACTGCCGATCCGTTTGATGACTCAGCTATCTATCGAGCCTTCTTCCTAGCCCCCGCCACAGCACAGCAGAATTCATCCAAAACATTAAACTCTAGGGACTTAATTCGATGGAATACCACTAAGAGTGCCCTAGGTCATTTCCTGTGGCATCCTGCTGTTGTGGATAGCCCAATGTATACCTACAGCGGCAGCGGTGGGACGGCTACTGTCACCCGGATCGATACCGTGATTGGGCAGTTCTCCCCAATGGTATGGCGGGTAGTTCTTACTAAGGGTGCGGGCTTTGCTGGGGCTGGCTTCGTCATCAGTGAAGGAGCCACAACATCCAACCCTCCATCTATCTATTTCAAGTGTTCTGGCAATGTGACCTATAGAGTGCAGGATGCCTCTAATGCATGGTTTTCAATCACCTTGCCTCAAACAGATGGCAAATGGCAACGGTTTAGCCCTGACTGGGCTGACTTGTCTGGTGTGGGAACTCCCAACGCAGCGGGCAATATTACCAACGTAGACTTGGAAGCCGTGGGGACTGCCACCATTGATGTTTTCTACTTGGCAGTCAATGACACAGTGGAGCCGGAAAGATTGCCACTACCTTCTATTGGCTTCAAGAGTGCTGTTGTTTGTCGCAACACAGGAGCATTCACAATCTGGCTTGGCACTTTTAGACCGCGCAATAATCCGCTTGATGAAATCCCCTATGATGGGGCGTTCGTCTTCACCTACAACCAACTAAACGGGCTGCCCTTGGCATGGAAAGGCTTGTTTTATATGGGCTATCAATCGCCTTTGATTTGGCTGATTCTAAGCGATCGCACTCGTGCTAATAATGTGTTGCAAATGCTGCGAGATTCGATGGATGATTACGCCCTAACTCATTCAGATGGCGGCATGACTCCAACGTTTGCCCCACCTGTATGGGATTCTGGCGATTATCTATCAGCCAATCGACCTATCAATACTTTTGGATGGCAGGGCCCAGATCCAAATACAGGCTGGGGCGGCTATTATGTGCGACCCTTACTGGAGACCGCAAAGCTATTACAGCTAGAACCACAAAACCCTTACGCCATTGGCATCCTAACCCGTGCCTTTGTCTTCCTCAAAACATTCTACGAAGTCAATGGCAGATTTCCAACTAACTTTCAACAGGTCGGGGAAGCTACTGCCACTTATCACGAACCACACGTAGCATCAATCATCATGGAGTCTGCTATCTATGCCAATATTGCCGGGCTTGACCCTGACGTTTCGTTCCCATTGATTCGATATGGCTATGAATATCTAAGAAGTCAGTATGTTTCGACCGGGGCAATGGCGGGAAGTTTTACCAGTGGGCAGCCTGTATTCAATACTACCTTCAGAGAAAACTTTGGGTTCTGGGTAGCGAATGAAGTGGAAGCGATCGCCACTTTGGTCAAATACCTAGATCTGTTGAGATACCCTTGCTAGATCTTTCAAATCTCCAAGGTGGAGCTATCAAAGGTAAAAACCTGTTTGATTCGATTCGATCTCTGTAAGTCTAGCTGCTGTCGGGACTGAATTAAAGCTTATTAGTTCTTGCCAGAAGCCCACCATTTTTCTTTCGGGGTCGATAACCCTATCTCTGGCAATCGTATTAAAAAAAGCAGTTCCATTCATAGCAAGATTAACTACTGTAGTCACGTTAACTTGCCTAGCTACCCCTGTGGTAGCACTAGTAGTACCATTTACTCTTAAAATCCCAGTAGCTACTGAAGCTAACGCAAATTCCGGGTGAAACCAACCCTGAACCATATTTGAATGGGGTATAAAACTAGGGCTGACTGAATCCGCCAAAATAAGACCAGCAAAACCGGTTGCGGCAGTATTATCTCTCCTTAGTACCATCAGGATATTGGTTACAGCAGTTTGTCTTGTCAGACTAAAAAACGCCTCAACATCGCCTCCGGCTATGACATTAGTTTGAGCAATAGCCGCTTTACCGTTGTTTGTAACTAAAGTTCCGCTGCTAATTAATATCGATCTATTAGCCGTGGAATTAGTAGCGTTGACACCATTACCATTTTGGCTATACATAATTGTGACAAATCCGCTACCTGAACCGATAAACGTCACAGCCTCCGCAACGGAATTACAATCTTGTGTCGAACCGCCAGCGTTAGCAATCCTAAACAAAAAGCCTGAATACCCACCCGATCGCCTCAAAGAATAGGCTACCCCAGACCCTGTAGCAAAATCAAAAGCTGTGGAAATAATAGGTCTTGCGGTTAGCCCTGACAACCCTCTTAAACCAGACAATCCCGATAATCCTCCCATTAAACTAACCCCGCATCCCAAGCTTGTTTAAGATCGAATGCTAGTTTTTCTGCATCCGTAGCTAATGCAGCATATTGAGCTAAAATCTGACCTCGCAACCTTTCAGTTTGAGTTAGAAAATAAATATGATTCATCTGTTGCGATCGCAAACTCTGACAAACTTCCCTACATTCTGCCAAAGTAATTTCATTGAACGCTTTGCCAGTTTGAGCAGATAGATACCCAACGATATTAGGGAGATGTACTAACTGAATCGCGTCCTGTTTGTCAGCTTCAATTCTCATATCATTCCCCAATCGATCCCAGAGTTCATCCACAGAAGCTTGACCCCATTGGCTTTTATAATCCTGGATAGCTTGCGATCGATAGCTGTCTACTTCACTCATTACCTGCTGAGACGTTTTAGGTTCTGGCGTGGGAGGTGGTGTGATTACGGGGGATGGTGTCGCATTGGGATCGGTAAAGTCTACCCCATCAAATTCCCATCCAGTCGAAACTTCAAAGTTATTCAGTGTCTCAAATTGATAATCAAAAGATTCTTGCAGGGCGATTAAATTGCCCTCAAAGATATCAACTACAACTCCATCTTTTATAGCAGCGTATCTCATTTATAAAATCCTCGAAACACAAGAAACAGATCCACGATATCCAGCAACAGCACTTAAGGTTAACACCACAGCTTTATTAAGACCGCACAAAATTGGAGCAATGAATGGGGCTGCACCGTTGCTAGTTACATACGAATGATGCAACACTGTTGCGCCTGCATCTGTGGTAATTGTGAACGAGCCATTGATAGCTGTGGCAGCGCTGGCATCATAGGAGAATGACACACCACTGAGGACAGTTTGAAGGCTTGCCCCTGGTGATGCGATCGTGATTGTAGCTGCCGTGTTTACAGGAGCGGGTACGTTCGTGGCTGCTATTCCGTTCATTTCTAGCCTGTTTTGTAGTGCTGTGTCATTAGAGAAGAAAACCGACCATCGACTAACGCCATCGCTGACACAATACACAGCACCGTTGGGGAACGTGATTGCATCCAGGGAAGTAACCCCATTAATTAAATCAGAACCCGATCGCGCCAAAATGATTTTATTGGTGGGACTAGACGTTCCAGACTCACCGACAATATCAATCCTAAAGCCTGATGTTTTAGAATTCGCTAGTGGTAACGTAACCGTCCTAGGAGCGGTTAAAGTGCCAGTCTGAGCTAGTTGAGTGGTAGTGGCGCCTACCGTTACATTAACATTGCTGAATGTCTGCCGTGAAAGTATGTCAACATCCAGGGCGATCGCGCCGCTTTTGTCGGGCAGTGTAATAATTCTGTCGCCAGTGAACACCCCAGATCTAAGTTGTGTTGCAAAGCTATTGAATCTAAATCTCATTAATAAGCTCCTTGCTAGACTTGCCGACCGAGGGCTGTTTGTAGTGTTTGCACTCTGGCATAGTGCAAAGCTTCTTCTGACGCTGTTAGGCTAGAACCGACATAAATGTAAGAAGTCACAGACCGAGAGTAAAAGGAAAAATCAGAGACGAAACACCCAATGAGGTTGATGGTGCTATTAGGTACGCCCTGATCTGATGCACCTGAGTGGCTAATTACTAAAGCCCCATTGCGGTAGAGAGCCTGTCCACTAGCGGATCTAGCCCCTGTGATGAAGCCCGTGTTGCCACTCAGGGTTGCACCAATTCTGCCCGCATCGGTAATAAACGTAAAAGCGTCAAACTCGGTAACGCCGTTTTCCCACGGAGCATGAAACTGGAGACGATTAAACACATCCGTGCCATTGATTGTGTTTACAACAGCATCCCTAGCAACCCTATGGACTCTCCGATAAATAGAACAATGACAGCTAGTTGCAGTAAAAATACTCTGGGCATTGATGTTGGTAGTAATCCGTTTTGGATCGTTATTTGCGCTGCCCGGATCGATGCCTGCTGCTAATGAGTAATCAGCAGCAGTTAATAATGTAGCTGTGAAGGTTGCTCCATTGGGGGCGATGAGCGGAACTAAAGCCCCGTCCCAATTATTAGAAGCAAACGGCATGATCAAGCCGCTACTCATCTTTGAGAAGATGCCATCAGATTTTATGCCTTTTACATAAGCATCGATCGCGTTTCGAGTTGCTGTTGCTACAGATCCGCCCGCCGTAACGGTGCGCGATACCCAATCAGTTACGATCGCATCTTCACCTGATGCGATCGTAACTGTTGATAACCAAGCTAACGAGCCGCCTATGCCCATTTAGACTCCTCCGTACCAACGAATTGCAGAACTATTGCGAAATTTCAAGTACCCACCGCGCCCCGCTGCTACCACAACCGAAGTAGCAGCTCCATTTATGGTGACTCCAGCGCCAGCCGCGATCGTCACTGTGCCCGTAGAATCTGACGCTACTTCCACCTCGTCGTCAAGAGTAAAAGTAGCAGCTTGAATAGTCAGAGTGAGGTTAGAGCCTGATGTTGAGTAAAGCTGTCTTAGGTTGTCTGTGGCTACCAGGTTTCGAGAGGTTGTAATCAATAAAGATTCTCGTTTTAACTGAGAAGCCACAGCTAAAGAACCGCTAATGTCAGGCAGTGTAATTGTCCTGTTGCCTGTTAAAGCGCCAGATCTAAATTGTGTTACGAATTCATTAAATCTAAATCGCACTTTATGACCTCTACAGCCTAGCCCGTCACAACGCAGTTAAAAGTAGATGGGATATTCCCAAAGCTTGTTAGATCAACAGTAAGCGCTGAGCTTGTAGTTAGAGTGATGTCGTCGGGGTGGATCATCTTGTTTACTTCGTCGTAGACCTGAACATTCACAATCAGAGATCCGAGGTTATGAGTGACGGTCAGAATCCCTGCGGTCAGACTCGCATTGGTGAAACTTTGCCTAAAGACCCCAGCGGCAACTAAAGCGGCTCTAGCTGCTGCTGGGGTTGCCGAACCTGTTCCACCATTGGAAACCGGAATAGGAGTGCCGTTCCAAACTCCAGTTCCGATCGTGCCTACTGTGGTAATGGTTGCCTGACCTACGTAGCTCGGAGAAATATCAATACTGTCGGCTGCAACTGCGATCCGGTTTGTTGTGCCAATGACATCAATGGAGTTGCCAGTTTTTGTCAGACCTGTCCCAGCTAAAACCTGCCCAGCGCCACTGGTCTGCGTGAAGACTAAAGCAGTAGTCCCCAAGGTGATTGGATCGTTAGTCGTCAGCGTAAATCCGTTGTCTGAGTTGGCAGTACCCTCTGTGACAAAGACGAACATTCCCGATCGCACTTCAGCCGATGTATCAGCATTAGTTGCGCGGGTCATTGCAACCGCAGCCCCGTTCCAAACATACAAGCCGTTCTGAGATCCGGTTGTTTGATCTTTGAGTAAAACTAATTCGCCAGCGGATAGGGTTACGCCATCGATCACCCCACCTGGAGAAGCGATCGTGACGTTAGCTGTTGATGCAACTCGCGCCGTCCCTTTATTACCATCTCCAGCGGCGATCGCATCAACGTATTGCTTCGTCGCTGCATCCTGCGAACCAGTGGGATCTAATAGCCCAATGATGCGCTGGGAGTTGAGACTCAGCGTTGCAGTCGGAGCCGCCATTTGATCAAGACGACTAACCCTGACCTGCGTATCAAAATCAGATATCCTTGCAGCCAATAGGGTGGGAATATCAAGCGCAGCTAATGCCCGGTAAGATGGTGCGCCATTGGCACCATTAGGAGCGCCCAGAAAAGTGTTGGCAGTTTGCGAGGTTCGAGCTAAGGTGATCGTTCCCGACGTGGTGATTGGACTTCCTGCCACGGACAAATCGGCAGGAGTAGCGATCGCCACACTGGTGACACTGCCGCCGCCCGACGCTGGGGTTCTGCCTAGTTGCCCAGTGTTGCTAATGGTCACGATCTCCGTACCACTGGCGGGTAGAGACGCGGGCATGGTCAGAATGACGTTACCCGATAGGGTTGCTGGCGATCGCAGTTCTACATAATTGGCGGCACCAGCATCAGGGCGTAATCGAATGCCCCGTAGCGCTGCTGCCATTACCTCAATTAATCCAAACTTCATAGCTCACTCCTCAGATAATAAACTTTGCTTATGCCGTGATAGAGAGAATCCATGTCCCAGTTATCGGGGCGTAACTCTCTAGTCCTATTTCCAAAGAGTTCAAGGTCAAGGCTCTCCAATGGTCGGGCGTGATTTGGTTCCCAGTCTCGTCATAGATGGCGATCGCGCTCGGATAAACTCCTAGTCCGTGATTAGGGACTGGCAAAATACTGGCAACCGTCAAACTGGCTTGCGTGAAACTAATGTCAGGAGTAGCCCCAGATCCACCGCCTCCACCCCCTAATCCAGGGGCAAGCTTAGCCAGTGTGACCGCGCCATCCAGGATCAACGCAGTGCTAATGCCTGCCAGTGGAATATGAGCGCCCAGCCCATAGTTGTCAGCATGGTTAGCTATCCTTACGTCCACCTCGGTCAAGAGATCGCCATAGTCAGGCGTTCCAACAGGCTCTCCGAATTCGCCCGAAATTCCCTCAACGATATAAAACTCGTTAGCCTCTAGTGCCGTAACTTCCGCACCATCGGTAACAGTGCCACTCCACAGAAACCGCCCCACCCTATTCGCCGTTTGAGCGGATGTGAGTCTTAGCCTGATTTGCCCTGGTGTGGGTAAAATATCGGCTGTAAAGGAAGCTACAAAATAATCAAGGCGCGTTCTAACGACAAAGCTAGCTACTGCTGACAACGAAAATAGGTAAGGACTCCCATTGCGATTTAGTAAGGTAAAAATGCGATCGAATGTTGATCCTTCAGTATGTTCAACTCTGGGTAATTGATTGGTATCGCAGGTCTGCATTAATCCCCCTAAACAATCATCAAACTGATCAAAGCCCGACCCTTAATCCCTTCATCCTCACAGCCATCGCCACCATAGCTAGGAGGGATTAAGAACTCAATCTGCCCAGACTCAATCAACTTATCAATCTCTGCCCACGCTTGCTCCCCAGCCTTTTGTACTCCCTCACGATAGCCATAGCCCTCATCTAGATAATCCCTAGCAATATCGCAGCACCATTCCTCAAAAGCAGGATGATAGCTACTCAGTTGAGCGGGGATTGAGGGAGGGACGATCGCCACTCTGCCGCAAATGCGATTGGTGGCTTTCACCAAATTGGCTTGTAATTTATCAGGACGCACTGTCATCCTGCCCGGATCGTCAAGGTCGCTAAGTTGAACGACCTCCATATCTGGGTAACGACTATAGAACAATTCCCGATCGGCAAAAGGGACTGTAGGCATTAGCTTGAAGGCGAAACGACAGGAGCTTTGGTGGTGACTGCCTTGGCTTTTTTGGCATGCTCTTGAGGAATCAAAACGCGCTCCTCAACTAGATTCTCAATGGTGGGATGATCTGCAATTTCATCCCAATCGTCGTCAGACATCTCCCCAGCGCCAGGGGTCAATGTCACTCGCACAGTGGGGGATGCGAGAATGGTTAGATTATTTCGTAGATTACTTGTGTAAAGCATGATGATTAATTCCTCAAGATATACAGAAGGGCGCGGCGTGCTTGTATAAAACACACCTTAGACCTTCCGTAGAATGTACAAACGAGCGCGGAATGGTTGGGTGAAGATTACTTCAGATGTGGCGGTGATGCCGATCTGGCGATAGGTCATGCCGTCATCTAGCATGAATGGTGCCATCGTTTCAATGTCAGCAAAGTTGCGTTTGATAGAAGATGCTGCGGAGTTCTCGGAGAACAGCATCAAGTCGAATGCGCTTGCCCCACCAGCCGTGCCGGGAAGTGTGACACCGCTGATAGTAGTGAGATTCCCGACATCGGGATTCCGCACGTCAGCCCCATCAAACTCGTTCACTTCAATGACATCTGAGACGATTGGGGAATTACCTTCTGCCAATAGGGAGTAAGGCGTACCATCACCGCCCACATCTGTAAAACGAGCATTCAGGCTTGTTCGCACATCAACCGAGGTCAAGACTCCAATCATGCCGCTGGTGAGTCTGGAAACTTTCTTGAAAGAGCTAGTCTCAGTCAAGAACCAGTTATAGCGATCGCCTGCTGTCGGTGTACCCGTTCCAGTGAATGGGTTCGCAGCGGCGGCAACATCAATCACTTCCACGAAAGGATTAGTAATTAGTCCAGTGAAGGCAACAGTACCATCGCCAAAAATGGTGCGATAGTGCATCCATTCTCTTAGACCTCGTTCCATCGCTTCACGGTAAGAGGCGACAATATTGACGGCAGGTTGATAGGGATTCGCGACCGCCGCTTCTTCAGTTCGCAATTCTTCCCAAGTCCAATCTGCTGCAAGAATCCCTTTTAGATTCTTGTACCGATCCATCGTGATACCGAAGTTCGCCAGCGGCAACGTGGTAGCCTTGCCGCCATAATTGACAGCCTTACCTGTAAAATCACGCCGCGCTGTCGTCAACCCTTGGGAGCCAAAGGCTAGACCTGCCTTGGCTTCGTGGTATTTTCCTTCGTATGCCCAATATTCGGGATAGATAGTATCGATTAGTTCGGGTTCATATTGGGTCAAAGATTCACTGAGGAACTTTTGAGCCAAGACCATTTCTTGTGCAATGGGCATTTGTTTTTATCTCCAGAGTTACAGGTTAATTACAGACTCGTTCGCAGACTCGCTTAGAGGCTGATTAGAGACTTACGGAAGTCATGATGCGAACTGCAATCAAGCCTGCACCCGCTTTTGTTTCGGCAAATCTGATAGTTGTGGCGGTGGCTGTGTTGACACCATCGGCAGCATTCCGAACGCGACCGACTTTGTTATTGGGAGCCGTGCCAGCCGTGATCCGATAATGAACCGCGCCATTAAGCTGACCACCATTCTCTGACCACATCACCATGTCGCCCTCTGTGATGTATTCCACCATCGAGCCTGTGGGATATCCCAAGTCAGGGGCAACAGCGGCAAACGCATCAGTCATCGTCATGCCATAGCGATCAACCATGATGGGGACAATCAAAATTGAACCCGCAGCAGGGGCACCGCTTAAAGCTGTGACTACATTGGTGAGAGGATTTAGAACGGCAACCCGACCATAGGCAATAAAGCCACTAGCGATCGCCTCTTCCACCGCGCCATCTACCGACCGAGCGCGGGTAGTGGCGTACTGCCCTTCGCCCAACCACTGGGGCTGACGGTTACTTACTGTTGTTTGTGGCATTATTTTGTTCCTTTATTACTTCTTGTTAGCAGTAGCGATTCTGTCAGCCCGTCTTTTACGAGCTTCCTCTAAATCCTTCTCTGCCTGCATTTCGCCCTTGCCATAAGAACTCTTGGCAAAAGGATTCTTGGTCGCAGCATCAAGCCGACTACTGCGGATCGTTTCTAGCAACGAATCGGCATTAGCTCGGGTGACAGACTTAGTAGAAAATTGCTTGGCATTCAGCCCCGCATACAAACCCTTAACAAAGCCAGAATTCTCAGAGTCAGCTAGATCCAAGCCATCAAGGTGATCCTTCAATTCAGGATTAGCGACCTTGACCGCCTCCGCCATGATCTCTAGTGGCGACAAAGTGTAATCAGGTTCAAAATCAGGCGAATCACTGCGGATGAATGGTAGGACTTCAGACCAAAGTTTCATGCGATCGCCAATCAAGGAGGAAATCGCCTCGCCATCCATTGCTTCAGACTTAGTAGTTTCGGCAGTGGCGATCGCTTCATCAAGGGCTGTCTTTTGGGTAACAACCGTGGCTTTGATTGTTCCAAGTTCGCTCTTAGCTTCATCTAGTGCCACTGTTTTAGAGTCAAGCTTCTCAGTTAGGGATGCAGAGTCAGAGCGCAATTTGCCTAGCTCCTTTTCGATTCCCTTGACGTGCTTGGCTTCATCCATTGTGGGGAACTCAAGTTCAATCCCATCTAGTGTTGCCTTGAATGGCATAATTATCTCCTTTGTTATTTCTGTAACTTTTTGCGCGGGTGTTGATTTTATGGCATCCGCTATCTCGCTTTCGCTCAACTCAGCGCCAATTGAATCTAGAGAAAATAAGGTTCCATCCTCCAGCCCGTCAAGCTTGAACTCAGCACCTTCCGCCCTCGCTTTTCTAACAGGGGATAAATGATTGTGATAGCGAGAGATTTGGTCAAAACCCTGACCATCTGCACGAGCCATCGTCTCAACCCCATACCCCAAAGACAACTCATAGGTTTCCCCAGCCTCAATTGAATCAATAGTTTTCCCGTCAAAGACAGCCCCATTAATCCAAAGCCAATCCGAATTCATCCAAGTCGTATTGCCCGTACTACCAGCAATGTGAGGTTGAACAGAATCCCGATCTAGAAGCGTTGCAGGATGACCCGGTGTCGTCACGGGTTTGATTTTTAATGATTTGGCGCTATCTTTCAATACTTTTTCGGAAACATACTCACGGCGAATAGTTCCGTCTGCATTGGCATAGCGCAGCCAACCAACTTTACCCACAGGGGCTGTGAACTGAAGAAAGCCTTCCGGTGTCTTCTCCCAATGCTTAATAGTGGCGCGATCGCATCTAAAATCTTGCATTGACACAATCTAGCTAAACTACAATTGAATGCAGCACTTATGCCCCTATTAATCCCACCCTCAAAGCACATGCCATGCAGCAACGTCCCCTTCACCCACTCCTTAAAAAAACATTTGGGCAAAAACTTACAGCATTAAGGAACGCACGAAACTACACCCAACAGCAAGTAGGCGATCGGATTCATGTCTCCAGGTCGCTAATCAGCAAATGGGAAATAGACGAACAATCACCAAACGTTCGCTATGTGCAGGCGTTGGCAAAGTTGTTTGATGTGTCTTTGAGCTATTGGGATTAGTTCTGTGTCTGCACAAACAAAAAACCGCTGGGGTGGGATGCCCTAGCGGTTTTTGTTTTATGGATTGGGGTTAAGCTGCGGTTTCGTAATCAAAATCAAAATCCATTTGATCGAAACCTTCGTATCGGTTGATAGAGTCCTCCCATTCAGTTAGCGATCGCGCTTGCTTCATCAAGACAAACATCGCCTGCACATTTTTCTGCATCCGCTCTTTTGCTTCAGCCGATAGAAACTGATGCAGCTTATATTTCCTTCTGCCATTGGGTTGAACTGGATTGTCGATATCCATTTGAACTCTCTCAGATGGCTTGACCCAGCGATAAAAGAATTTCCAGTAGAGTTTTCCATTGCGAATATCAAGCTTGTGCAGTCCTGACAGACGCTCTAGATGAAACTCCAATTCCTTATCAAACATTTCAGACCACGGCTCAGGAATAGACAGGAACCGATAATCACGCTCCTGCCTAGCTTCCTTGCTTCTGCTTTCGCCCCAAGCCTGATCACAGCGATCGGCTAGGGAGTCTTGCATCAGTAGTTTGGTGTATTGCGCAGCGGTGGCATTACCCCATACTGTTTCACAGAACCAAAGAATTGCAACATCTGACAACGAAAGGGTCAAGGCTGTTCTGTATTGCTTCCCATCATGGAATTTGACGGGGACTGTAACCCAGGTAAAGCCGTTGTCTGTAAGGGTTTGAGCCTTGTCGGGAGTCCTGGACTTCATCGCAGATAACTGGCTTCGGTGTTTCCCAATCAGATCCAACGCTTGCGACTGCGAGAACCGATACTCTTTCGACTCTTTCAATCTAATCGAGTCAAGATTCAGCCCGCCCAATGGCATCTTCGTACTCGTTCCAAGTAAAATATCTACAGCCATGAGTCTAAGTCCTGTTTAGGTTTGTGGTCAGCGATCGCTCTTCCTGGAAGAATTGTGATCGCGCCCCTAAATATTATCACGCTCTCACTAAAGCATTCAGTTTTTGCCTAAGCATGGAAACACTCGCCCCCATCATTGCCACACTACTAAAAGATGACCTAATCACCACGACGGATCAGCTTGATCTTAAGTCTGCACTGATGCCCCTACAGCCCCCAATGGATTTACTGCTATGGGTGATGTGTCGCAATCGTCGGAAGATGTCGGGGCGATCGTTTGTTGTGGAGTTGTGTCAAAGGCTGGGCTAATCAAAAGACATTCTCTCTGTCGGGTTTTGCCATGTTTCATCTTGGCGAAGGTCTTCAAGGATTCCAGGATCAATGCGACTTGCCTTCACCCTGGTCTGAAGTTTGACTATCTCGCATTGTGCTCTAGACAGTCGATGCTCTAAATCTGCCAAGCGCCCCAACAGCGGACTAATGGGCTGCACACCCTCCTCTTCCCAGGCTGCACCAATCTTGTGTTCAATCTGCGTCAAGACATATTCTGCTGCTGCCAGTCTGACTTCTAATTCCCGGCATATCTTTTGAATTTGGCTTGATTCCATAGAGCCTCGATTGTATATTTGCTACTCAAAATACCATTGGCAGATTAGGGCTTTCGAGCCTAACGTCTCATGAATTTATATTTTTTAATCTTGCGATCGTAAATTTTCTCCTGTGTCTGGCTTTCGCTTACAGGATAGTTTTGAATACTGTTCATTGGGTTTATTCGGCAACCTATTTTATTTGTTCCATTATGGCGCGCTTTTATCCTGAGAGATGCGAATCTAATGTATTTCTTGACCAATGACATCTCATGATGTTCATCAATATATTCTCCAATAGAACGCCTATAAATGATTGTGAATGCTGCCCTCATCATGCGATCCATTTTTTCGTCTTCAATATCGGCTCTATTGTTTTTATGATCGGTTGATATTAGATGAATGTATTTTGAAACGATGGCGAACGCTTCAGCAGGATAAGGATCTGCATTGGGTGGATACTTAGGCTTTGTTCCTAGCCTCTTTGTTAGCCCTCGCCTACGCGCGCAGCCACAAGAAATAATGCCCCTAGTCTTCTCAACATCGTACCTCTGTCTTTCAATCACGTTGCCGCAACTGCAAAGCAGTATCCAAAGCGTACCGTGATCAGCCTTTTTGAGCGATCGCTTAATTACTGTGAGTTGTCCAAACACTTCACCATTGCGATCGGGTAGTCGCTTTTTATAGGTGTTCCCGAACTTGGCGCAACCACAGGACGCAATTAATGACCTGACGAAACCAGAACGCGATCGCTCTATTTCTTTGCCACAATCACAAAGACATTTGTAAAGCTGCTTAGAGGTTTTGCCGTCAGGTAATCTGCCTGCTTTCGACAGCACGGTAAGCCTTCCAAACCTTTGTCCGATAGGGCATGGCTTAGCTTTCATCTATTGCAAAATATCCTGGAATAGTTGAATCAAAACGCAATCCAAACAAACGGCAGCCACAAGGAAAGAAACTCAGCAATGCTATAACTTTCCTGAATACTAAAATGCCTTCTATCGATTTAGGATACAGAAGCCATTCGTCGGCACGACACAAAACATTCAATGGTCGCAAGTCGTCTTTGTCGTCGTTAACATCCTGAGTTAGCCAGTCGAAATCCTGCTGATTCAGCCCACCCCTCGCAGCGATCGCCTCAATCTCTGCGGGAACACTAGACCTCAAAAAGCCGACGATCGCTGGGGATTCAAGTATTTCCATCAAAATACCATTGGCAGATTAGAAACCGCATAAAAACTATCCATCTTTTTCCGTAACTCCTCTTGTGTGGGCAGATTCACTTTGCGCTTAACCCTAGCGTCCTCATAGCCCGCCCGCTTCTTGGTTTCACTCAGATACTCTTTACGAGAATCCTTATCACCCCAAGACCCCACAGAAATGACCTGGTAGAGTTCAAGCATTTGCCGTGATTGATACTTGGATGCAAACCCTACCTTTGCCTTAAATTCCCATGACGGCAGGGCTAAAGCTGCTTTGCTACTTAGCCCATACACTATGCCCAGTAGCGGCACATCTTCTAGGATGCAGCGACGGATGTACGCTTCAGCCCTTTCGAGTTCCGATCCACTGCCGTTTCCTCTGTCACTGGCAGCATGGGCACTATTATCGCCGGATTGTTGCTGAGGTTGCGGCGGTTCGACTTCACATTCTCCGTAATCGCTTCCTGGAAGTTTTTTTCCTGATCATCCAATGCTGTGCGGATTAGTTGCGAGGTTCGAGCTACCAAAATGGCAATGATAGAATCCTTGCGATCGCCCTCAGCTCTGCCATCCAAAGCCCGCTCAATCATCTCGACTAGCTTGCCCTTCTCAAGTTGCGCCATCGCCTCTATGTATTGCACATTGGCATCTAGCAAAGCCCTTGATGCTCCTATCAACTTCATGGCAATGTTCACGGCTGACTCTGAAGCTTCAGACTGATAAGCCGCCCGTTGGGTAGTGGAGAGCGTTTCGTCGTCTAGCTTGGCGGTAATGCTTTCCTGTTCTCGCAAAACGGCAGAATAATAATCTTGCAATTCAGCCTGCGCTCTTGCTAGTTTTAATCTGAAATGTTGCGGCAATGATTCAGCCTCGCAGACACTCAAAGTTTCACCCGCAAACTCTAACTCAATCACATTTTGGGTACGCTCTTCAATCAAGCCGAGCAATTTGTCTAAACTAAAATGAGTCATTATTATTCCCTAAGATTCCTTCCCGTACAATTATGGCAAAATTTAGCTTGAACAAGACAGGCTACAACGAACTTAAGAAAACCCTACTAGATAAGCTTGTTGTGGCAGTGGTAAGGCATGGCGTTCCTGAAGCCCAATCTCATACCCCAATTTGGTCGGAACGGCTCCACAATTCAGCTAGGGCAGAGAATCCAGAGATAGGCAGCAATAGAGTATCGGTGGATCTAGTCTTTGGTGGTGTGGCATTACCAGGGGAACTAAAAGAGGTTGGGATTATCAAGGATGTGGATTATGCCTTGACACAGGAAGTGGAGAAGGGATTTTTGACTAATAATATTGGGGCGATCGGGATGGCTATTGTGGGTGGGCTGTAATGAGCGCGTGAAAAATCCCTCAATATTCATAACTGAGGGATTTTTATATTGCCCCTTGCTGCCAAAGCCAGGACTCGCCCATTGTAATACTCCTCTTGCCAAAATGAAAACTTCCATCACCCAATGCTTCGATCGCAATCAATCCATCCTCACTGATGCAGACTGTTGGGAACGAGATCTAGTTGTCGTCGAAGCACCGCATGACTTCAGGCTGCTGAAATGCTCTGGCTCTGGAGACGATATCGAATGGCTAATGCAAGTTCAGTTGAGCGATCGCCCTGGTGATGTGGCATTCCAATGGACTCGCAGAGACAGGATTTGACTCCCCAAAACAAAACCCCGATCGCGCGATCGGGGTTTTGTTTTCTAGCGCCACCGCCCTAGTCCGCAGCCGCGCTAATTCATAATAGCTCTAACCTTCCACCACAGCGGCTTCAGCTTCAGCTTCAGTCAAAGGATTCGCAGGGGAATCTACCACTTCCTCAACCACGCTCTCAACGGCTGGGGGGATCACTACCGGGGTAGTAACAATTTCAGACACGCTCACAGCGGCAGCGGCGATCGCATCACTCAAGGCTGTAATCTGTGCCAAGTTCTCAGGGGTAGGCTGAAATCCCGCTGTCACTAAAGCTTGAAGCTCAGCAATCTTTGCATCCAAAGTAGCAACAGCCGACATAACTTCAGCCTTCTCCTGAGCGATCGCAGAAACCAAACCAGCCACACCAGCTTCTAGGGTCGAGAGATTCAACATGACTAACTCCTTTAATGTTTGTACTTGACGTTCCAACCGACCAAACCGACGCTCTAACGTTGCCTCGATTGTATTCAGTAGCACCTTAGCCACTTCCTCTGAAATGATAGCGATAATCTTGTCAATAATACCCACGGTTTTCGCTCCAGCATTACAAATAGTCTAACGTCATCACACCCCTACTAATAAAATAAATCGTTAGTTCCTGCTTTTGAAAACCATGCCTCGCACTTGCACAAAAAGCCCATGACTTCATATCTTCACAGAAGTCAAATTGATCGATGAATCGATTAAGGTAGGATCTAAAGACTTTCCTGTTGATGTCACTAAATGAGTTGTTTGTTTTATGCCTATATCAACCCCAGATTCCTTTCCAGCCCATCGCTATAAATGGGTATTATCAGCATGCATACGGATAGATGAGGACGTATTGCATGTATATTATGAGACTATTGCAAGCTGCAAAGAAGCGTTAGAGAATCCCTACGAATTAGCGCAACGTGCCAACAATGAAGGCTGTAAAGAAATGTTTTTGTATGTAGTGGGATGTGAGAAACCGCACATCAAACTGGTGACTGCCAACATTATAACTTTAGGCAGGAAGCTAGGCTTCATTGGGCATCCAAGCAGTCACACCAGCAATCGGAAGGCGGGATAATGGAACACAGTGAGCATGTGCTGTGCCCATCAAAACGCACCATAGACTGCTGTTGGTATTGATGTTAATAGCGATCGCCGTTCCCAGACAAAACTCTTCACCTTCTGATTCAATTAATACAATGCTAAAAGGAATAATGCCTTGCTGTTGAATCCCTATCTTTGGGACGATTGACAGCAAGGCATTCTTATGAAAGGAATCCTGAGTGGGATGTAAATCGTACACCCATTGGGCATTGATGGTAGGTAGGTTGTACTCTGCCCTAATCCAATTGACTAGCGTGAAACAGTCCCATGATTGCCATTGGAAGGGGGTAGTGGGGAGCGGTTTAGCGAGGATGTGATTAAACACTGTTTTAGTGCGAGAGTGGTAAGATTGTGGGAGCGGATCGGTTGACAGCCGATCCTGATCAAAACTCTAAAAGGACTAGAATCTTGACTACCACTATTAAAGCAGTTCGAGGATTGGTTGCGTTGGGCGATATTCCACTGAATGTCTATATGTTGCCCAATGGAGAATATAAATTGGCAGGGCGCAATGTAACGGATGCGATCAAAGAGCACGCCATGAGCCTATCACGCCTAATGGGTGTTAAAAGCCTGAAAGACTTGCCCCATGCAGATTTAAGCCTGTCACAAATTAAGGCAAAAACAGGAGAAACGTTCATCCCTGTTTCGCTATTAGACGCTTCTGAGTATTGGCTTAGGGCTGCGATTGAAGGCAATCCAATGGCAAAGGCTATTTCGATGGCTTGCATGGTGGAATCAATCGAAAGGAGAGCCGATGCATTCTTTGGTGTGAATCGAAGTGAAGGCGATCGCAACCGTCGCGTCAAGACTCTAATCGATTCAATCCTTTCAGATCCAAAACCTTGGACAATGCACTTTAACCCAAGATGGCAGAGAGAGGCTTGCAGAGTGACTGGGTATCGGTGGGAAGCCTCTAGACCAATGGCGCAATTCATCAGCACCTACATCTACAAAGCTCTCCCATCTGATGTCTACGAAAAGCTAATGGAGATCAACGCCGAACGAAAGCAACGCCATCACCAGTTTTTTGATGAACTAGCAGACGAGATTATTCTGAAGGAACATATCCAACAGGTTGGCGGGCTGCTGAGAGTCTCCAAAAATAAGCCACATTTTAAGCAATTATTCTCCGATGCTTTTAGCGATGGGATTCAATGTGATTTCGACTTTGAGCAAACAGCTTAAGCCCTAACTCCACCCAAAAAAACAAAGCCCGATCGCCATAAGGTGGTCGGGCTTTGTGGAAGGAATAGAAGGGACAAGAGATATTAAGTGATCGTGGTCGTGACGGTTGTGCCTGCTCCTAGGGTTGCATTGGTTGGAGTGCCCAAGGTGATGATAATCGTTTCGCCTGGATCTGCGACTCCATCTGCAACCGACGTAATCACGATTGGTGCTGTCGTTTGTCCAGCCGCGATGGTAATAGGTGAAGCCGTGATTGTAAAGTCGGTCGTCGGGGTTGCCGTTCCTGTCAGCGTGTAAGGAACAGAAACCGCAAGGGTGTGAACCTGTGACAACGTAACTTGAACAGTTCGAGTCCCGCCAGCCTCGGCAATAGATAGACCCGTTGTTGGTGATAGGTTGACGGTTCTCACCAATGGAAGGATCGCGCTAATGTCGCCTCTGAGTGCCTTGTACGGGAAGAATTGACTTGAAGGTTCAGGGTCAAACGCAGATAGGGTGACGGTGTAGCTGGTTTGGTCGCTATTCGAGAATGAGAAGCTAGTGTCACTGGTGAAGAGCGCGGCAGAGGGCAGATAGAACCAATCTAGCGGGTCTATTGATTCGCCCTCGCAGCTTGCCAGCTTAATCATGGTGGGGCGTTTAACCACAGGGCAACCAGGTCGTGAGGCAATCCCTGTAAGTTCCTTAAGCGTTCCACCTGAGCCAGTGTTGAGGACATCGGAACCTTGAAAGATTGAGTTGAACAATGCCAGGTTTCCAACGTCAGCGATCGAAATACTAGCCTCAACGTTGAAGCCAGACACCACAGCATCAGCTCGACTCTGGGAGGCTTGACTCATCTGGTCACTGAACATTTCGGTAAAGGTCAAAGTCATAGCATCCATCTGATCGGCTGGCGTAATCAGGATTTCGCCAGGGTCGGAACCCGATGGAGCAGCGCCAAAGTTAAAGCGGATATAAGCCGGAGCCGTTACATATTTACGAGGCATAAGGGGTTTACTTTGTTACGTTCGCCCCATCATGGAACTTACTCGTAATCACGGCTACGCTAAAATCATCAGTAAATGCCAAAGTAAGAATAAAAATGGAAGAAGAGACCGCAATAGTACGGGCACAATCCGCAAAATCTTTAGAGCAAAGGCGGCAAATCTTTGATGCGATTCGATATGAAGGGCTAACTCGAAAGCAAATTATGAGGAAGTTGGGGGTCTCTCGTCAAACGGTGGACTATCATCTCCAATTTAGAAACCCTAAAAAGTGGGAAGATTGGTCAGAGCTAACCCAACTGCAAAACGACTTCGCAGATGCCCTCACCCGCGAAAAGTTTCATTTAGATTTAATTGGCAGATTGTCTAGACGGCTCCTTTGGAAAAGTGAGCTGAGGCTACCTTCTCCAGTGGTAAGGAGCAAGCCTTAATCTCTGCTCTTGTCTGGTATGTGGGTTCCCAAAGTGCCTTCAGCCTTTCGTCGGTTACTGCGACTTTCAAGGGCTTCAATGGCAATCGTCAAGTGCTCACGGGCGATCGCATTTTCTTTGGAAGCAAAAATGCTTTCCTGATAGTAATTCAATTGAATTAGGCAAGAATGCAAAACTTCAAGCAAGAAGGCTCCGTTGCGCCCCTCGGTTATTAATGCCCCGCGCTGCCATGCGATCGTATAGCCGATGCCAGTGCTGATACCTCCATCACGTCTGCCTCTGTCGTTTGTCCAGTCCCTGTTGATTGGCTCCATTTATTTCCTTTTGACTTCCTTCAAATAGCTCTTGATCAAACTTTTATCCATCAATGGAGCAAAGAATTCACAGCTTCGGGTTTTGCCGTCAAGGTCTTGTATCTTGTCCGCTAATTGGATCAGCAGGCGGCTATCAGATTTTGCTCTAACTTCTTCCCAATGTCCAGCAATGATCGCCTTAATCCATTCCACAGGAACATCGGCAGAGTCAGCTAAAACGTTAAGACTACCACCGCGACTCTCAACCGACTCCCTCACTAATTCTTGAATCACCTCAAGGTCGTCAGTCATATTGACAAACTTGGTGTCACGGGCGATCGCCCCAAGCATTCCATGCATTGCCGCGATGCGATCATTCCACGACAATGCCTCGTAGACAGCGATCGCATATTCAGGAGTGGGGGATATGTCTACCTTCTGAGGTTTGACTGAAATGGCGCGATCGGTTGGGTCAATTGAATCAGCATCCGAACCGAGCTTCTCCATCCACATTGAATAGTATCCGTCCGCAGCCGCCAATAGCGGATCATAAACACCAATATCAGCCCCAGAACGTTCAAGCAGAATGCCTGCTAATACAGCCATCTGAACGCTCGGTGCGCGTTGCCCATTCTGCCATTGATAGAGTGCGTTTTGTTCCAAGAGTCCCAGCCCAAACTTTTCGCACCACTGAATAGGGTTAGTCCCCTTGTATCCTGGAATCCCATGATCCAACATGTCCTTAATGAAAGTCGCGAATGCCCTCATTTCCGGTAAAAACTTTTTTGACCCCAACCTAGCCCCACTTACCATATAGACCTCTCCCGTAATTAAATCGAAATATAGCAGCTTGTGCCACACAACGAAATGATGCAAATCCCTACGTAGTATCGTAGCGGAAAAGGGCAGTTTTTGCGTGTCATTACTGATGACTTTGGCTAGGTAATTCTTCATCGTCCACTCGGAAGCCGCGACTCATTAGCCCCAAGAACCAAGTCAGAACCGCGATTCGGTCATTCGCGGGCAGCCCTGAAAGCTGTTTCTTAATCCATGACACATTAGTAGATGCGTCGACTGGCTTTTCCTCTGGGAACTTGGGGAACGCTTTGTAGCGCCCATTTACCAAAACCAGCAAGAAGTAATCTGCGGGCATAGTCCTTTTGTCCTCATCCCTGCCTACCGTCACACCGTAAGCTCTAAATATTTGAGCCAGATTTAGTAAGGAATCAACCGTCCAACGCTGCCCAACAGTCGAAAACCATCTATTCAGGTCTGGGGCTTTATATCCATCAGCCCTAACCAACGTTTGCCACTGAAGAATATTGGTCTCGCCCTTTTCTGCGATTCCCGCCGATCGCCCATGCTGCTGGATAGCCTTCCAAACCGCAGCCTTTAATTCCTTCTCGTAAACGTCCATAAATATTCCTCAAACAATAAGCAAAGTCTAACCCTCTTTTCGTATTCATGCAAATATTAGGCTAATATGTATTTGCATTAGTCGTTCTCTTACTTCAAATTGCCACTTTAGCGCGGTTGTGATTTTGGGGCGCAGGTCGCACAATGGGAAAACGACTATTTTGGAAGCGCCATGAAAAGGATAGAAGAATCAAGGCAAAAAAATAAAGACCCCGTGCCCGCAAAGCAGAAGTCTTTATCTGTCCAGAGTTCCAGCAACGAAACTACAAGGGAAACAAATTATGTCTCAGTATAACGGAAACGGTACGGGTTCGTCTAGTCTCACAGAGAATAAGTTCCCTCCATTCTCGGAGTTGATTGAGGAATACTGCGATCGCAACCCCAAGGAGCGGACTAAGTTTATCTGCCCAGAGTGCGGCGGCGGCAACCTGTCAGTGAATATGAAGACGGGTAAGTGGGATTGCATGAGTGAGCAGTCTGCGGATCATCGTCAAGCGATTTGTAATGCTCTCAATGGACTATATAAGGCTGAACATCCCGAATTGTCCAATGGAAGCAACGGGCGGAATGGCGGCGGCAAGCCTAAGACTGCAAGACAAGAGTTTGCGGCTAAGGCTAAGGCGGCTGACTTTGATGCAGAGATGGGGCGGTCTGCGGTTGAAATGAAGGTGGAAGAGTTGTCGCATCAGTTTGACCCATCAACCAAGCGCGGCACATTGGCAGCCCTAACGGTTGAGATTGCAGCATGGGCTAAGGCTGGTGGGCATGATGTCTTTGCCACCAAGATGATGCTGAAAGAGGCGATCGAGAGGGTTGTTGGCGATGGGGTTTTGGCTATCAAAAAGCCAAGTGTCAATACGACAGGACAGGAAGTATTGACACATTCAAACGATGACATGGTAAGCGTTTCGGCATCTGTCGAAAGTGTCAGTAGGATCTTAAGTGATAAGCTTGCTGCTTTTATGGAACAGCATGAACTAGAACTGCTCCAATCTAGATCGGAGATGACAAAGGGCGGCTTTTGGTCGCTAGTGTCAGAGCTTCGAGGTAAAGACGAAGTAGAAGATGAAATTGAGATAGAAAACCTGGTCAAGTTTGCAGAGTGGAAAGCTGCCGTTTTTGACCTTAAGGATGTTTTACCTGGCGGGTTGGCTCGGTCGATGATTAGCGATGCAAAGTCGTTAGGCATTGAGCCAATGATGCTCTGGCAGTATTTGTTTGTAGCAGTGTTGTCGCTACTCCCCAAAGATGCAGGCTTGATGATGCACAGCCATCTCACCCCAGCGATCGCTTACACCGCAATCATTGCTGAGACGGGAGCAGGTAAGACACGGGCAGAGAATTTAATAATGAAACCATTAGTCAAGCTGCAAATTGAAGCGTCTGCACTGCGAAAGTCTCAGGTGGATCAATACAACCGGGATGTTAAGGCAGCAACGAAAAATCAAGAGGATGCCGAAGAGATCCCCAAGCCTCCATCGGAAGAGAAGTATGTCCTTACAGTGGCAACCATTCAGGCTGTATGGAGCAAGCTGTCAGAACAAACAGAGCACGGCACGGTGTGGACTAGAGACGAGCTTGCTGGATTGTTTAAATCCTTTGGTCAGTTCTCCAAAGGTGGTGACAACGAATCACTAGAGTTAATCCTTCAGAGTTGGGATGGAGCCACTCAGTTTATTGATCGTATGGATGAGGCTAGATCCTTTGTTCTGGAGAATCCAAGGCTGTTGATCGCTGGAGGATTACAGCCTGCGGTCTATCGCCAAATCTTCAAAGACCCTGAGGACTCGCAAGGGTTAGCCGCTCGGTTCTGCATGTTCCACGGCAAACCCACACCAGTCAAAGACATTGGGCGCAAAACTCAACTAAGCGAATCCCTACCATCTATCTATCAGGCGATCCAAGATCTAAAACTGGGAATTGTCGAACCAACAGAAGAAACCTATAAGCTTTGGAACGACGAGAGATATACCGCAGAGATGGAAGCAAAGGATCATCCTATTGCCTCTGTTAAGGCTTGGCTACGCAAGTTCTCTGGGCACGTTAGCCGCATCGCCCTAGCTCTTCATGCGATCGAGTGTATTTACGACACAAAAAAAGATAAGGCAGTTCTGACAGAAGAGACGATGACCAAGGCGTTAAAGTTTGCCCACTTCTATCGCCAACAGTTTGAAATCATTCAAGCTCAATCGGTAGAGCCATCTAATCTCAGTGGTTACCTTATCAAGATTTGGGACATGGCAAACAATAAAAACAACGGAGTCACATGCCGAGATGTCCTAAGAAACTTTCCAGCCTTAAACAAAACCGCCAAAGATGCAAAGCGTAAGTCATCAGACATAGTACTAGATTTATTTGCTCAACTCAGCGAACGAGGGAAAGGACGGGTAGAAGAAACTGGGAAAACTCGTAAATTCTTCTCTTCCTTCGGCATTACCCCAGAACCTATCGACAGGTTCGACACTTCCGACACTTCTACCCCAGTAACGGTTCTAGCTGTCAATACTTCCTGTCCTGTCGTATTGACACTTGATAAAACAGAGCAAAATGACACCCCCATCAAAGTAGGTGACACAGTAGAAATCCTTGACGGCTCCCTTAAAGGTCAACAACCAACTGTCACTGCCATCAAAGAAGTAGACGGAGAGACTACCTATATCCTCTCAGGACGTCACACAAGCAAGATTAAGGGGTCTATCAACTTTGACAATCACGAACTCCCTGCCAGCCGAATTAGGCTTCTCTCATCCAACGGCAAATCCTGAAGATAGCGATATCGCCATTCTTATTGCTAGGCAGTCTGGCAATAAGAATGATTTGTGTTCTCGCTAAAAATGCTATAATTTGCATATACGCTAATAGGAGGGCTGTGAATAGTTGTTTTGTTATTGAGCTTAGGTTTGGCGATTGTAGTGAGTTCCTATGCGTTCGATCTGACTTGAGTGAGGCGATCGAATGGTGCGAGGCTTTTGATATATCCAAAGAGGATACGGAATGGGAGTCAATTGCCATCTTGAATGTTTTCTTGAATCCCGATCAAGACTCAGTTAATACCGCATCTCGGATCATCTGGAAAAAGGAATATTAGGGAGAAATTATGGCACCTAAGAAACATTGGGAGAAGCGTGTCTCTAGCAAGGATGCGGCGATCGCCCTAATTGAGGAACGCTTTGCCGCTATGGATAATAGCAGTCTGACTATTGATTCCAGGGTGAAGATTAAAAAGTCTCCTAAGTTATTCGTCGTTCCACTAATACCAGAGCAAGCCCTTGAAGTGGGGATGCTTGTAGCGGTGCATCATAACCCCGCTAATGCTGCCAAAGTGATCGTCATTGATGGAGACAGCATCACGGTACAACGAGGGCATCAAGAGCCTGTCACAGTGGACAGAGCAAGGCTTAAACCATTGGTTCCCTTAGCGGTTTGATTTTCGCATTCTCGCTAAAAGTGTAGTATTATGTATGAACGAGAAACTTATAAGGGCAGCGATGAAATTCAACTCAAGATATGAAGAGGCAAGCAGGAAAAGAGACGAGACGCTGCCTTTCGACTGGGAAGTTTACGCAGTGGAGTGTCTACCGCGAGTGGCTAGTGTGGCAACTCATTTGAGGGTAGTTGGTGCGGTTCCGAGGCTCCTTAAGACTGGGAAGAACAAGGGGCGCAAAACATGGCGAGAAGGGGTGTTCAGGCGAGAGTTTGTTTTTGACGTTAAAGAATTTGAGAAGAGCGAAGTCGGATGAGAACGATAAGCAAGTGGGATCAAAGCTTTGGATTTGCGGATGGTTTGATCGCTTACGAATGCGATCAAACCATTGTTGATGAGGTTGTATTCACCAGTGGCGTTAGGTTTGGGATTGTGTCTCAGACTCGTAGTGTTGTTACTGGTGATGGTGCGAGTGGGTTCTTTTTGAGTCGTTTGGTTGGGGCTAATGCCATTGATGATTCTCTTCAGTTGACCGATCGCAATTTAGGCGAACTTAACTTCAGGTGCAGGGTCGTTAGTTTTGCTGAGTTGGGGACTGTGAGGGTCTTGGTTGGGTATGGCTTGGCAAGGTTTGAGCGGCGTAGTCGGGGTAGTTCATTGGCATTTCTGCAAAGGTTTGGTCGGGAGATTGGGGTAGATCTGGAGAGGGGAGAATGATGATCACTGCAACTAAGAAGCTCAGTCCTCTATTGCGTTGGGCTGGCGGGAAGTACAACCAGCCAAAGATAATCAAGCGGCTTCTCGAACTTTATGAGCCGTACCGAGACAGTCATGTTTGGGTCGAACCGTTCTGCGGTGCTTTAGGGGCAACATTTCGAGTGATGCCATACCGCGCCATCCTCTCCGATAGCAACAAATGGTTGATTCGATTCTATGAAACGATTAAAGATGGGAACAACCTCAACCCTGAGTATTTTGATAAAGACTATTACGATCTTCGGAAAATCCTTCGGGGTGAAATGGCGCGGGATGGATATGGCGACTGCCTTTCTCGACCTGACTTCGCGTCTGTTTTCTACGCTGTCAATCGCAAGGGCTTCAATGGCGTGTGGCGTGTGAATGCCAGCGGAGAGTACAACGTTCCTGCGGGGAAGGATTCTCAAGGTCGCCTCTTAACTTGCAAGATGCCTTCTGATTACGATCAATATTTTGCCGCGATGGATAAGTGGAGCTTTGACGCACAGCCCTGGCAGATGCAGCTAACACTGAAGTCGAACTTGATGGGATTCAACCGATCGCCCAAGTTCATCTATATCGATCCACCCTATGACAATGGCTTCGTAGGCTATCAAGCTGGCGGCTTCACTTGGGACGATCAAAAGGAATTGGCAGAGTGGGCGGCGTTGTCTCCTCATCCCGTTGTGATGTCGAATCTAGCAACGCCTAGAATTATGGAACTCTACTCTAGCCTTGGCTTCGACGTCGAAGAAGTGTCAGCCCGTCGCTCGGTCAGTCGCAATGGGGATCGGGAGAAGGTTGTTGAAATTTTGGCAACAAAAAACGTTATGACTGCCGCTAAGTTTGTTGAACGTGAATTGGGCGGCATGGTTATGGAGGTGCGATCGCGATGAGCCAGCTTACTTTATTGACCACACCACAAGCGATCGCCATTCCCACACATCCAAGGGCAAAAGATTCTGCCGATTTTCTACCCAAGTCAGCAGGCAGGAAGCAAGAGCTATTCTCGTTTCAATCCAAAATGGTGCGAGAAACATACGACCTGATTCGTGCTAATGAGAAGCGCATCCTGTGGGTAGCAGCGCCATCTGCGGGAAAGACGCGAATCTCTGGACAAGTGATGATTGACGCTACCCAGCGGGCTAAGAAGCCGATGCGGTGTGCGTTTGTAGTGGAGATGGATGTATTGGGGCAGCAGACCTTAGAGACTTACGAAAAGTTAGGGTTAAACGCCACTCTTTATAAGGCTGACAAAAAGTTTGATATGTCTGCCCAAGTGGTAGTGATTAGCTCCCAAACCCTAGAGCAGAGGGTAAAGAAGGGGCAAAGCGTCACTGAACTATTGGGCAACTTTGGGCTGATATTGGGCGATGAGATTCATACTCTTTCTCAGCGGGTAGGCTGGCGGCTGCTGAATGAAGCTTATGCTCCATCCTCCACAATATTCATTGGGATGACGGGCACCCCTTGGAATGAGGGCGATCGCTCTTTATTCCATTGGTTCGACAAGGCTGTATGTGCTCCACAACCCCCAGAGTTAGTAAAGCTAGGACGGCTTGTGATTGTGCGAGGATTTAGCCCTGATGATATTTTTGCCGCCACTGACTTGAAGTGGAGTGCCAAGGATGGCGATTTTGATTTGACGGCTCAAGAGGATGCTGCAATAAGCGATCAGAAATTACAGTTGGTAGTTGAGAAATATTTAGAGCGGGGCGAAGGAAGGACAGCGATCGCTTATTGCTCTGGGATTCTTCATGCCAAAATGCTAACCCGCACATTCCTAGCAGCAGGGGTAGCAGCAGAATATCAGACTGGTGACACCCCTGCTGGATGGACAAAAAACAAAGATGGGCGAAACGACCAACACGACCGAATGGAGTCAGGCGAAACTAAAGTACTGTGCAGTATTGGCACTTGCACTAAAGGCTATGATGCCCCATTTGTGAGTTGCATAATTCTGGCTAGGGCAGTGGGCAATAAGAATTTGTATCATCAGATGTCGTGCCGTGGCAACCGCGCCCATGCTTACCCTGATGGCAATATCAAAGGGGACTGTCTGCTGATAGATTTGGGTGGAAACTGCGATCGCTTTGGGCATCTACCCACTGACTATCAGGATTACTCTGCCGCATTGATGCCGCCAAAGCGCAAACAGGAAAAGACCGACGACTATTACAAGACTTGCCCAGAGTGTGGGATGGAAAAGATTCTATCGTTTGCTAAGCTCTGCCCTGGTTGTGGCTATGAATTTGGCAAGGGCAAAGACGATGAAGACACTCTATTCAATTTGGCAGACTTCCAACTCAAGGAATATTTCACTCCACTGGGCAGTCAGCAAGTCCAATTTGTTCGGAGTCATAAGGCTCGGTACTTTGCCGAGAATATTAATCCTGATAATGTGGCGAAAGAGTTTGCCGCCGAGTTTGGTTTTCAACCGCCATTGGACTGGCATCTCTGGGCAGTGTTTGGACGCAGATCTAGTAAGGAGCAAAAGGCTAGATATCATACCTACCTTCAAGGATTCGCCCCGCATGATTACTGGCTTGATAGACACATGCGGCTAGAGTTTGGGGGTGAGGCTAAGAAGATTCCTGAGTTCCTGGCTAAGTGGCGAGATAAATGGTGGGACATTTTGGGGATAGATAAGACTGCAACAATGGAGCAGGTCAAGTTGGCATACTTGGCTGGGGCAAAGCATTGGCACCCTGATGTTTGCAGTGACTTAAAGCATGGGACAGAGCAAATGCAGATGTTGAACGTGGCGTATGAGGAAGCTAAAAAGCTGCTTTGTGTTTAGCGTTCTTGCGGAAATTGAAAGCTTTAGCTTGAACGATGATAAGATTTAGGAGCGCGATCGCAGTTCTTGGGAGAGAAGAGCGATCGCTGACCACAGTACTTTAGAGAACAAAGCAAGTGACTAACGAAATTTTAACCGGAACTAGCGTCAAACTGCGGTTCCTTGATATGGAGCTTGATTCTATTCGGTTGACAGAATCAAAGGAGTACCGCTTTTCTAAATCGCAAACGTTGGCGGCAATTGGGAGAAACAGAGACTATCTAGCCGTGTTGGCGAAAAAATCCCCTAACAAGGTTCAAACCCTTACCAGCAAAGGCTTTACCTGGGTTGGCGTTAAGGTGAAATTCCATGACGGACTCCAGTATCGTCATGCTGAAACCCTTTCGCTTGCTGACGTTCGCATCTTTTGGCGTTGTGAAGATCGGTGGGGCAATCCGACCGCAGCAGATCTAATCGATATTCTTTCAGAAGATTCGTTATCCGATCGCTGCGATCAGGTATGGGGCGAAACCCGAAGTGAAGAGTCTCGGCATGAGCGCGATCGTCGGATGTTTGACACGCCAGAAGTTTGGAGCCTGATGTTTGACCGTGAAGTTGAGTATCATCTTGCTCGGCTGTCTGGGCTTCACAAGAGAGACATTCGCAACGGGAAAATATATTGGCAATTCTTCTATCGTTGGATGACTCCCGACGAACGAGTTCAAATGGATATAGACAATCCCGTTTTATCCTGCGGACGGCGTAAATACAAGATCCATCAGTTCTTAACCCCTGAGACAAAAGCCAGGATGCAAGTTCACATTCGTGCAGTCTTTACCTTGATGAAAACCGCTAGGGATATGACCGACTGGCGACGGTTGATGATGTGCTACGAAGGTTTTGATCAAGGCGATTTTGATTTTGAATACGAAGCCGTTTAACTAACAACATGGCGCTGTCACTTTCGGCAGCGCCTTTCCCTTCCACCCCTTCACCAATCATGCAATCCACCCAAACTAAAACCATATCAATCTGCTTCTGGGGAAATGTACCATCCAAAAAGAATAATAAGCGCATCCTGAAGCGCGGCAAACGAACAACAATCCTGCCCAGCTTGGCTTATTGCAATTGGGAAAAGTGCGAAGTAGCAAGGCTTAAGGCTGTCTATGGATGCCCAAAACTTGTAGGCTACTCCCTTGAACTTTCCATCTACTACCCCGACAACAGGGTTAGGGATGAAGACAATACCCTAACCTCTATCAAAGACTGCCTCAAGACCGCAGGCATCACCAAAGACGACAACTGGCAAGGGCAATCCATACCACCCGTCCTTAAGTTCGTGGGCATCGATCGCCTCAACCCACGGGTAGAAGTCCAGATTAGCTATTGACGTATACACGCTAAAAGTGTAGAATTTTGCATAGATGCGTTAGAGAGAATTTATGTTGCAAGAATATTTTATATCTTATGAAATGAGGACTTTCCTTGACGGCAGTGTTATGGGTACTGGTTCTTGCCTTTTTTCTTTTGAGGATGGCTGTTCTGTCCATGATTCAATAAATCAGAAGTTAGAAGCATTAACAGATAGGGTAAACGAAGCATCCACAGTCAAGCTGGTTGTACATATTGTAGTTTTTACAAAACTTTAGGAGTTGTTTCATGTTACCCACCGAGTTGTTAGAGAGATTAAAGACAGGCGATCACCCCAGCTACAAGAGGAAAGTTAATCTCAAAGCTTTATTGAATGCTGCTAAGTGTTACGGCTATGCCCCAAAGGGGTTGCGGGGTTTTGGTAATGACGTGAACATTCGAGAGAAGACGATTGACAGGCTTGACGTAGAACATCCTGGCTGGAGAGGCTACCCTGTGCCAGAGACAGAGGGTAAGTGCCATGCTCACTGATACAGAGTTTTCACTGCTTTTGGGACAGGAGAAGGAAGCGCTGGTGTCGCTGGTGATTCAATTGGTGTCTAGGGTTGAGGCGTTGGAGAAGCCCCTAAGCTTACCTGAACTGCCGCCCGCTGGGCAGTATGTAATTCGGGATTCTAGTGGTGCGGTGCGGTTGATGGGGGACGAAAATAAGTTTTTGATTCGACAGGTGGAAGCGATCGCAATTCTGTTGTCATTAAGCGATCGATATGTGACGATTCAATTTTACTTGAACAATCAAAGTCGATTGATGAGTGAGTGGAGCCGTGGGAAGATGGTAGTGAGATGCTAAAAACTCCTCAAGCGCTCTACCGACAAATGAAGCCTGACATCTTAAAGGCACTGGAAACCCATAGCGGCATCGCTGAGATACAGGAATGTGTTGGCTATGGCACAAAGAAACGTGTGACGATGGCGTTAGTGGAACTGGAGTGGGAAGGGAAGGTTTATAGCAGTGGTAGACGGAATCAACCGTCTGTTTGGAAATTGGTGGAAATAGTGGAGAGAGGGGCGATCGGCTAAACTGAAAAGAAACCACCATGCCTCCCCAGCTATCCCCACCATGCGGCTTCCATCCTAAAGTTTCTACCCTAGCCCTAGCCCTTGAGAAATACCTCACGACGCAGCCTACCATCCGCAAGGCTGCGTTTTATGTGGCATCAGATAAGCCGGGGCAAGAGCAACGCCATGATCATAATCCTTTGGGTTGGTGGACGATGCAAGTCGTCAATGGGGATACAAAGTCAGGGTTTGATTACATTTCTAATCAGTTTGTCGATGTGCAGTTTAGATTCACTGCCAATAATGTGAACCCCATTAAGGCTCTGGCATTACTGGAGACGATTGATGAGGCGCTGCTGACAATGAGTTGCGAATGCTTGGCTTGTGATGGGCAATATGTGACGGCAATAAGGCGATCGAGTATTACCTTGCCGGTGGTGTTCCGTCCGCAGATTCAAAGGAATAGCGCGGTGGCGTTCTATGAGTTTGCGTTGAAGCGGGGTTAGTGGGAAGCTGGTTTTGGTGGTGGTGGTGCCACTTCGCTTTATATCTCAGACCTTCTGCAACTTTTAAGAAGGAGTTGACTACGAGCGACCATCTGCCTCGCAGTGCCACTTAACTTTACATCTCCTGACTTCTGCAACCATCTTATCTTGAAAGTCGGGGAAAGAAATATTAGGGTGCCACTTAACTTTACATCTCCTACCTTCTGCAACCAAAAAGCTCGATAGCCTTGCGAACGATCTCACCCTGGGTGCCACTTCGATCAGAGCCTCCGACCTTCTGCAACCGCATGAGCCTGATGGTAGACCGGGGTGCTACATCTCAACACGAAGGTTCAATCGCTTTGTGGTAGCTAGAATAAGTACTCTAAGGTTTGCGAGGTTCGGAGGATGAAAAAGAAGTAGAGAGGCAACGCCCCTAAGCCATGACTGCTGCATTCCCGAAGGTGCGACGCTATCGTTATCCTGCTCGGCTCACAAAAGCAGTTGTCAACATTGTATCAAGGTTCTGCCAAAATGCGATCGCCATCCGCAGCTTTTTGTTTGAGCAATGCCCTCAATCTACCAGTCCTCAACCTTGTTACTTTTTTGTTGAATCTGGCAACCCTTTCGGCTCCATTGGGTGCATAAACAGCAGGCTCAACATCAATAGGTATCGGTTCTGGCTTGGGGATGGGCTTAGTTTTGGCGGGTTGCAGTTCAATTTCTCCATAGGTGCGAACGATGAATGTAGATAACTTGTGAGCGTGTTGGTCTGCACCTTTCGCAATTTTCCATTCAACACGTTTGATTTGTTTTCGTAACTCTAGTTCATTCTTTGACTGCGGAATGTGCAACCCTAATTTATTGGAACGATTCTGTCTAACGCTTTGCTTCTCCGCTAGTTTTAGTTGCAGTTTCTCCAATTGCTTCGAGAGCTTCAAATTTTCAAAGGGCTTCACCTCTTTACCTTTGTCATCCCGATAAAGCAGATTCTCAACCCTTGGAAACTCTAAAGAACATTTACGATCGCTTGGTTTGAGTTCAACTTTAGGCAATTCCCCGGTTAGCTGAAGTTGCCAAAAACCAGGAAGGTTACAAACTTTCAAAACGCAGATCTCTACGTCTGTCCAAACTTTTGCCGACTCAGGCATGACAATCAGTCCCAGACCAGGAACCCTGATTTGTCCATCTTTGACTTTAATACTTTTAGCGTCGTTACTGACTAGCGTAGACAGTCCGTTACGAATGCCCTTAAATCTGGGTTCTCCCATTCGCCCCGACTTATGTTCCTTCCATGCGATCGCCAATGATGCCAGCGTTCCCCGGACGAAAACACTGGGTACTTTCTGTAGTTCCGCCCACTCTGGGTTCGCCTTTTGGGAGAACATCGCAGACAGGCTAAACGCTGAAGGTCTATCTAAGCGCGGCTCAACGTATGGCAGCGGCAACGGACAGCAAGGGCGATAAGGGCGGCGGTAACTATCGAATGATGTGCATGGAGTATATGGAACGGGCACCCATTTAATTTTTGCGGCTGGCTCCACTGGCTCAAGAGGTTTATCAGTTTTCTTCTTCGCCTTTTTGCTTTTCGTTGCGCCGTTGGCAGGAATGAAACGATACTTCCAAGGAGCAATCACTATACCATCCTTATCAACCCCTCCAAAAATCGGCATTGATGGATATCTAGTTTTGTCGTACTTGTTCCAAGTGGAATAGCGATCGCACTCTAGAATAAGTTCTAGAGCCTGATTCCAAACTCTACGCAGCGCCTCAAACCATTGTTCTGTAAGTGCTAACTGAGCAGGATCTAATTTGATTGTGTAAGTTATAGTTTTCATATCCATCGCCTAGTAATAATAGGTTAGTGGTTAGCATAGCTGAGTAGATTGAAGTCTATCAGCTATGCGTTTGAGATTCACTGCGAAATGGGCTGGATCTATTCTCCGATCAGCTTTTGGCGATCGCCATTGGTCAATAATCGATAGGCTTCATCTAGGAATTCTTTGGGGACATATTCAGCCGTTACGGTTCGAGGCGTTTGAGCGATTAAGTCGCCACATAATGAGTCATCTTGATATGAAGAGGTTTGCAGTGCTTTTCGATCAAGAGAAGAGAATCACTATGACAATCACCAAAAAGATGAATTCTTTTCTTATGGCTGGGGTAATACAGGGAATAAACCAAAACCTGTCCAATTGCGGCTTTCCATGAGTCAATACGCTTTACCTCTATCACCTCTGTTGATGTAAGCAGGTCTATGTTTCCAGCGGGTGTCAAAACTTCCCTTTGTCCTCCCACCTCTCTCTTCAGTTCGTTTGTCACGACTGATTCAGTTAGCCTACCCTTTGGGCGATCGCCTTTGTGTCGAGAGACGGAGGTAAGATAGTCTACCTGCTCCTGTGTGAGTAAGACAAAAGTCGTCTCATTGACCGCCCCTACTGAGTTTGTGACAGTTCCGATATTAAATCTTAGGTTCCCAAACCTTTGCTCTACTCGCTCTCGATGCTTGCGAATCGTTTTAATAAAGGACTCGTGCTGAATCCCTAAGCGATCGGCAATTAGCCTGGAGTCTACAAGCAGAGTCCCATCTTGTTCAACAATGGATAGAGCGGTCGAACTTGGTACAATGTTAGAAGTCATGATTCTAGTTCTCTTAGATTTGTGGTTAGCCCCAGGTTCCCGCCTGGGCACTCCAGTAATATTAACGCAAATACCCACAGCAAAAGCACGAACAAGAATGCCCACCTTCCCCGCCATCAAACCCGACTATTTCTCAGATATCCAGATGCCCGAATACAAGGGCAAGGATTTGGAATTTGATGATGGCGGGGTGCAGACAGTGCAGACGCAGTTCCGACCATCAAGGATTTCCTTCTCACTGAAGTATGATTACTTGGTTGTGGCTGAAGTGGAAAGCCTAATGAGTTTCTGGCGATCGGTCTTTGGCACCAATGGACGGTTTGACTTGCCTGACATTGTGTTGAGAATGCCATCGCCCATCGTTACGCAATTCAACCTAAGCAATGCTGGGGGCAATGTGTGGCGGTTCTCCAGTGCTTATACTTTTACTCCAGTGGTAGCAGATAGGGGTAATGAATGCAGTCGGTATAGCACGATGATTAATATCAGAGGGGAGTTGAGTTGATGGCACTAGAATTTACGATGATTGATCTGAATCTAGAGATATCGGAAAAGGACAATGCAGGGTTAGCAGAAATTTTGAACGAGGCGCAAAACAAAAACCTTTTACCCACAAGGAATCTTATAGGGTTCTGTTGTCGCAGGGTTGGATGGTATGGTCTTTCGGAAGGATATGGAGATTGGAACTATCCTCACTGTCTTACCACGAAAGGTGGGGTGATTCCCTATTCTTTTCGCGGTTTGATCAATGCACTGAAGGGGAGTTGATCTAATGTCTATCAACCAATCCTCTCTAGTCAAAATAGGCTTGCGCATCGAGCTAAGATTCCCATCTGGCTCCAAACTTTACTACCAGAATTACAACCCCACAGCCTTACTCATTGGTGGCAAAACCCATCAACCGCTATCAATGGACTATGCTGGGGTGCCAAACTTTTTAGAGCTAGACAATACAGGTATCACCGCCACACTGCCTAACTCTCCAATAATTCGAGACTTATTCCAATCTAATAATGGACTCAGGAAAACTATCGTCATCTTGACCCAAATATTCATTGACCAACCGGGGGCTGTCCCTATCCGTAGCCTGCTACAAGTGCGGGCTTCGAGTGTGGACTATCCTAGTATCTCGCTGGAACTGGAGAGTCCTTTGGATGCGATCGGTGGGCAGATTCCGAATAAATACTTTGTAGAGAAAGACTTCCCAGAGTTGCCGACTAGAGTGGATGCGAATATCCGCTAATCCTCAAACTCAATCACACAAAGGCAATTCCCACGGCAGCTACAAGCCACCCCAATGGGAATAATATCACTCAGGTTCACCACGCCCCGGGATGCATAAGTGACGCACTCACTGCAATGATCTCCACCGATCGCCAATACCCTTTTTCCCCGCCTCACCCCGCGCTTTTTGGCTTCATTCAATTCGGCAGTGGAATACGAAATCACTCCGCTTTGGGCATAAAGTCCTAGCCTAGCTTTTAGTTGCGCTGGAGACACTTTACCTGCCTTCCATTCGGCTGCTAGATGTTTGATGCCGAATGGTTTGCCATCTTCACCCCGACCTTTGTAGAGTTGCCGCTTGATAGTTTCCTGCACTTTATCCCAATCGCTCTGGGTCATTTTATCGCGCCCACCCTTACCCAACACTGCACTCGCAATATGGATACGCCTCAAATTATTGCCCGCTTCCCTTTGGAACTCTGGCAGGGTAATAGAGCGAGTAGAAAGGCGATCGCCCAATGTCCCTAACTCTACCTTTTGGCGATCGAGGTAAAGGCGAGTTTGATTCAGTACCGCAGCTCTGGAAATGAAAGAACCTTTGCCCGCACCAGTGGCTACTCGGAAGCGCCCTGATTTTGGGTCAAAAGAGAAGTCGTCGGTGTCGAGGTGGAGAGTGTTGGGGAGGGTGGTGAGCATGTTTGACGTTAACGCAAAAAATGAGTGTTTTAGCGAGGGAGTGGTAAGATTTAAGGGCGCGATCGCCATTCCTTAGAAGAAGAGCGATCGCTGACCACAGACCTATTATTGCTAGGAATTGGCTATGAGTATTGTACCTTTTGATTTCAATGGTTTTGAGCTTCGGACTTTAGGAACATGGGATGCACCGCTTTTTGTGGCTGCGGATGTTTGTAAGATTCTGGAGATTAAGAATGTTTCGATGGCTTGTGAGTGCTTGGATGAAGATGAAAAGGGCATCTATAGCGTCAAGACTCATGGAGGGGGGCAAGACGCGCTCTGTGTTACAGAGCCTGGGCTGTACCGCCTTGTATTTAAATCTCGCAAGCCGATAGCAAAGGTTTTCCAAAAATGGGTGTTCTCCAAATTGCTGCCATCTATTAGAACCCAATCTCTTTCGGGTGATTGGGTCATCAAAAAGCTCAACGAGATACAAGAGTCGCAGTCTGAATTAATAGAGATTGCATCAGCCTCAATGGAGTCAGTGTACAGAGACCGTTTAGCCGATCTACTAGCCGGAGCTACTGAGGTGCAATCGTATATCAGCGCTTTTGCCACGCTAGAAGAGAGTGATGTTGCTGTTGCTGTCTTCGCTGACGTCGTGACGGACGTTGCAGTGATTGAAGTGAAATCGTTTGCCTTGTGGAAACAAGCACTAGGACAAGCCCTGGTTTACAAGAAATGCATCAAGTTTTCGGAGAAAGAACCGGGGGTATATTTATTTAACTGCCCCAAAGACAATCGGTTGCGAGACGTGTTTTCTATTTTTGATGAGTATGAAATCGAGTTTTGCTATTACACGTTCACTGGAGAATCTGAAATCAGAAGGATGCTATAAGATGTACCGCGATCGCTATGACAAAGAACCCGTAAATGATCCGCGATGGGGCACAGTCAACACTTACCCCGATTCGATATTGATGGAGGTTGTTTAGTATGGCTTGATAGTCCCTAGCCCTCACCATTAAAACAGAACCCTCAGAGCATTTTGAGGGTTCTGTTTTTGGGCTAAATCCCTATTCCTCCTCGGTAGCTGGGGCTGTTGCGCATGGAACGATTCATGCGCTTTTCTGTTTCTTGCGATGTCGCAGTAAGTGATCGACGTAGCTGCTCTTCTGTTACGAAATTTTGCTCGTTGATCCGAGTCACCTCGTACTCAACCTTGATAGGTTCCCGACTGCCGCCGCTCTCTGACTTGCTGGAGTAGTCCTTATATGTGGCGCGATCGCTGCCAACCATTCCACCCTTATCGAATGACCCCATATTGATTGAACGCATCGTTGCAGATCCGTATTTTTGAACGGACGATCGCTGCATAATGTACTCTCCGGGATTGACCCTAGCAATATGCTGATCGGGCTTTCCACTGAACCTACCTGGAATCATTCCGCCGTTGTCGAAACCTCCAAGGGAACCAAACAATGAAACCCCAGTGGAAAGAATAGATCCAATAGTATCGCCACCGCTTCTGCCAGTCCCTCCACCTAAGATGGCTTCCATAATTCCACCGCCGCCGCTTCTCCCCGATCCTTGGAATGAACTGAAAAGCTCACTGGATGCCCACTGAAGCCCCATATTCACAAGCTGATTAATGACGGTAGATGAGAAGCTATCAAACGCATCCTCTAGGCTTCCTGTGCCCATGACTAGAGAAGATATGGAGCTACCCAAGCCTTGAAAAGCTTGGAAGGCGGTGTCATTGATAGTTTGCGCTAAGTCGGGGAACTGCTGGGCTAGGTTCTGGAAACTCACCTCAGACAAGGATATGGCTTCTTCTCTCATCTTGGTAAAGACGCTTGGATCAAAGCCAGCGGTACCCAACTGCTGCTGCTCTAGTTGATTGATGCTAGTGAGTCTAGTTTGCAGTTCACTAACGAGTTCAAGCTTACCTTGAAGGAACTGCAACTGATTCGCTCCAAAGACATCGCCCTGAGTATTCAGGCTCTCCAGTTGCGCCCCCGTCAAAGCTTGCTCTGACTCTTTATTAAATTGCCTTAGTAGTTCAATCTGTTCAACGTCAATCAGTTGCAGTTTGAGATCTCGATTGACAGACAAAGCATCAAGCCTGTCTTTGAGATTATCGAGTTGCCCAGTCGCCACTTCCAATTGCAGTGGATCTATCACCGAGCCAGCCGCCAGAGCTTCAGACTTCAGCCTTTCAATACCTCCAGAGATTTTAGCTATCTCACTAACGATCGCTCCTGACTCACTCTCGAAGGAACGGCTCACTTCCATCCGTTGCGATCGCCCTTGCAACATTGCCGCCAACTGTGGATCTTTGACTAGTCCAGCTTGTTGCTGAATCTGCAAATCTTCAGTCTGCTGACTAAGTGCTTTTAGTTGTTCTCTACCAGTGGCTTCTAAGTTTTCAATAATGGCATTGCGGCGATCGCTTAGGATGCGTTGTTCTCTATCTCTTGCCACTCCAATTTGATCGATCTGAGATTCGTATTGAGCGATCGCTGCATCCATGCCAGGGACAAGTTCTTTCAATGGAGCAAGGCTAGGATCATCAAGGATTGTTTGTCTAGTTGCCTTCAAGTTATCCAGACTATTAGTGGCATCATTGATTGTCAGACTCATTGCTCTGGTGGTAGATTCAACGTCTCTTGAATCTGTGGTGAGTTGTTGAAGTGCGGACGCGATCGGGCTATCTCCAAACGCCGCTAGGATTGAATCTTGATAGCGTTCGTTGTACTGCCGAGTTTCATCAATCAAAGTCCTTTGAGCTTCTTCTAACTTTTGACGGCTGGCTTGCATCCTTTGACGCAAGGCGATCGTGCTGCCCTCGTTCTGAGCCTCCATTCGACTCATGATTGAATCGGTTTGCTGGGCAATGGCAGCACCATATTGAGTTAAGGCTGGATCGATGGCGCTAGTGTTTGCCCCTGGCGTATTGATAGCCGTTCCGCCTGCACCACCACCGCTAAGCCTACCCGCTAATTCAGCACTCATTCCTTCCCACTTAGCATAAGCGTCAGGATGCCCCGATCGCTGCGTAGCTTGGGCTGCTTGAGTTACTGACATTGAGCCTCTATTCTGAATATCAAGTAATCCTGGGTTAGTGCCCGCCCCTTGGAAGAATGACCTGGCAGAATGTTCAGGATTCATGATTTGGGCATTGGTGCCCCAATCCATTGAGGAGCGCTGTTGGAATAACCCAACAGAATCGCGATCGCCCCCAGTCAGATTTACTAGGCTGGATTCTTGCATTGCTGTGGCGATCGCAATTTGAATATCCCGTGGCGATACTCCTAAATCCCGTCCTACTTTGGCAATGATGGCAGCGTTGCGCACTTGTTCTTCATTCAGCGTCACACCGCCATAGTTTCCGGCACCGATAGCTGCGGAGGAAGCACTCATGGATGTGGCGGGTGGTGTTGATGCATTGCCCACATTTCCACCCGCTGCCGCAAAAGCATTAGGTCGAACAGCGACGAACCCAGTCATGTCAAAAGTGTCTAGCGGTCGATGGCGAACTGGGGCGCTTGAAGTAGAACGATCTATCATCATGCCGTTGCCCGTATAGATGCCAGTGTGGGTGATGGCATCAGCGCCCCAATCGCCTTGATAGGTATTGCGGAATCCAACGATGTCACCCGCCACTAACTTCAACGGGTCTGTAATGATCTCCCCAATGTCTCGTCCGAATAGGCTATTAGCAAAGCCTGCACTTGTGGCAATCCCATCAACAGGAGCATTCGTCACCCCTAATTCAATTCCCGCCTGACTAAACACATCTCTAACAAAATTGGCACACTGGGCGGCTACTCCTTCCCTAAATTCTGTACCTTCCCGACCTAGAGCTAATTCTGCAACACTGCCACCCAACGCACTACCACCCATCCCCGGCACAAAACCATTCCCACCGCTGGCACTATTCCGAATCAGGTCAGACCCTTGCCTACCCGTCTGGGCAAGCTGTTGATTCATTCCCGCGATCGTGCCTTTCGCTTCAGTCATTCTCCGCAACGGTTCATGGATGAGGTCAATCATTTCATCCAAACCGCCAATGAAATCTCCAAAGAATCTATCAGAGAATCCTGATAGATTGCGTTGAATATCATTCTTAGTATTTTGTATCTGCGTATCTAGATCTTGAGCCTCAATAGTTCTGCCAATCTCAGCTATGCTCTCCCCAATCCCTTTGACAAAATCACTAATCTCTCTAGTGGTTTGCTTGATAGATTCTTGCGCTTGCTGCTGTGACTCTGCCAATTGCGTAGAGGCTTGAGCCGATTGGGTTTGTAATTGCTCTAGCTGTGCCTTTTGGGTCTGAGCCTGCTGCAGAATCTTAAATTCTTCTGAATCGCGATCGCCCGAAAAGTCTGCAATGTATTGTCCAATCTCACTGGAGTTTGAACCACTCGATAAGCCTGATATTCCGAATGCTCTAGATGTGGCGGGACTTTGCAGCAGATTGTTGAGTTGCAGCATTGTGGCATTGAGCGTTTCAATGCTTTGAATCTGTGTGGCTTGGTCGCTAAGGTTTGACGCGGATTGAGCTTGCCCTGGTGTGAGTTGTCCATTGGTTTGGGCAATGGCGATCGCCCCTTGCCTTTGGGCAGAACCTAATGCGTTTTGATTGGAGCGAAACTCTGAAGTGGTATTGATGGCTTGCAGTTGCGACTCTAATCTTGCCGCACCAGAGATAGCCGTGTTGATGGCTTTGGCGTAACCCTGTAGCCCCTTCTCTCCTTCTGCAATTTTGGCGTTGTTGATATTGAGTTGCGACTGTAATTGCTTTAAATCAGAAGGGTTAAGGTTCCCCTGACTCATGAGCGCTTCTATTTGCTTATTAGAAGCTTTGTAGCCTTCCACCGCTCTTTTGATTTGAGCAGGCAACGCATTGACTTCAGCCGCCAATTGTTCCCGCTCCTTAGTCATGGCTTGGTATTGCTTGTCAATTTCAGCTCTACCCGCATCATCTCCAGACCCCAACATTCCGCGCTTGGCTTGCAAGTCACGCATCTGAACATCGGCAGCCCGCATTTCTTGAAGCTTGCCACCGCCTTGACTAAACTCCTTCAGGGCTTTCGTCATATCTGCCATGATGCGATCGTTGGCAGGTGCAGCCGCTTTACTCTGGGCTAAGATATCTCGCCCTTCCTTCTGTTGCCTGGTAACGAAGTTTGGATTACTCGCGTCGGCGCCTTCGTTATTCCAGAACGATCGATCAAACGGAGAACCTTGAAACTTAGTGCTTCTACCCTGAAGCACTTCAGCTTCACGAAGATACTTAGTTCCCGCATCACCAAACATCCCAGTAATCGCCCCACCGATCATTGTGTCTTCCGCATAACTCTTAGGTAGACTTTCGACTGATTGTTTGAGCAGGTCTGTCTTATCTGTTGCCTCTCCAATGATTCTTAGATATTCTTTTAGCCCGTCTACTGATGATTTGGCGAAGTCTTTGGTGGCTCCCTCGGTTTCGCTAAACTGCATCGACAGCATTTTTAAGCCATCCGCGATCGCCACAAAGATTAAAGCTTGGGCAGCCAATGGAGCAAATGCTACAGCCGCCTTCAGCATCGTTCCCGGCAACATCAAAAGCCCTTTGCTTAATGCTCCAATCCCTACCCCGGCGGTGATGGCATTAATCCCCATCCCCAATAACGCCTTAGTTCCAAACCCGATCGCCGCTGCTGCGACTACTGGCAATATCACTCCCAACGCCTGCAACGCGACAGTCAAAGCCCCCAACCCGAAACTCTGCACAGGCAACAACGCCTTACCAAAGCTGACCTGCATGGCATAGATTTCATTATTAAATCTATTCATCGAAGCTTGGGCAGAGTTCGCCGCGCCAGCTACCCCGGTCGAAGTTTCAGATTTTAACTGTGATGCAAACTTAACCATCGCATCCGTTCCAACCTCACCCCGCTGCAACATGTCATCTAATTGCGTAGACGTGACACCAATAGACCGTGCAAATATCTGGAATGCCCCTGGCAATACGTCTCCAAGCTGCTGCCGCAATTCTTCTGCCGAAACTTTACCCTTACTTGCCATTTGAGCTAAGGCTCTATTGACGCGATCGGCTTCCTCTACGTTTAGCCCAAAGACTGCTGACGCTTGTCTTGCCGCACTGCCGATTTGGTCGGTTGCCGCTCCTTCCAATGATGTGCCTTTGGTGGCGGCAGCTAGTTGCGCTTGACCCGCGATCGCACTCTTAAAGTTGCCACCTAATGCCTTGGCTTCAGCGCTTAATCCTTTCAATGTGTCTTGAGTTTTGGAGGCGCTGCCAGTGACAAAATTTAGTTGTCGTTCAAACTTTTCAAACTCTAGCCCCGCCATTAAAGCTTGTTGACCTGCATTCGTAATGCCAGTCACGATGCCCTCTAACGCCTGTATTCCAAAGAATGCAGAGCTTAGTTTTAAGGCTCCAGAAAGCTTGGCGAAACTCCCTTGAGCCGCACCAAATTTCTTCTCTGCATTCTTCAGAAACTCATCAATAAAATCATCTGCATCACTGAAGCCATGCAGACCTAACTCGAATCCCTTGCTAACTAGCTGCCCGAACCCTTGGAATACGCGAGATGGCGATCGAATCCCTAGCTTTTTCTTGGTCGATTTGATTACGACGTCAGCCATGAATCCCGACGCTTGAGCTACAGAAGAGCTACCCGATTTAATGCCATCAATCAACCCATCGCTGATAGCCCTACCTGCACTTTTCGCCCCTGCAACATTTGAGCGAGAAGCGCCACCACTCACAGCCCCAATACGAATATTGCCTAAACTCTTTAACTCCTTCGCCTCCACTACTAACGATCGAATCTTGGACGTTGTGGCATCCAATGTTTTATTAAGCGCAGTTAAGGCGCGATCGTCTACCAACGGACGGATCACATTGGACTTAAATAACTGCACTGTCTCTTTGAGATGCTTGCCTAGGTCGGTAAGTTGGCGATCGTCTACCGTGGCTTTAATCTTGATTGCTGTGTTTGCCTGACTGCTACCAAACCTCTTAAGGTCTCGCATTACCCCGCTGAGGTCTAAGCCAGTGCCAATCGAAATAGAAGCAATTTCCATGAGTCAGCGTCTAAACGTCCTGAACTTAGTGTAGTTCACGCGCTTAGGAATACTGAGTGTTTTAGCGAGGTGGTGATAAGATTTGAGGGCGCGATCGCATCCTTTGTAGAGGAAGGCGATCGCTGACCACAGTACTTTAATGAGCAAAGCAAATGGCTAATGCGATTGTAAGCTTCTTCGATCAGTTCCCGACATACGAAGGGCATCAGGTTGAGATCCGAGGGAAGGACGGCTATTTTTGTGCTACGGATATGAGCGATATTCTTGAGAAGCGCTTTACCGATTGGCGTAAGACTCAGTTTGAATTCTGAAACTGGCTTGTAGTAAGTGTTACAATAGAAGAGCGCGGGCAGCTAGACGTCGAAAGTCTGACCACCCGCTAAACACAAAATCTAATGAGGTTAGATTTCATGGATAGACTAATGATACAGTTTCTTGTTAACTTTCCTGAGTATCAAGATCTGTGCCTTGAAGATTTGCCGTATAACGAACGCAAAGAATGTGCATTCAAAATGCTTGCATTTTCGGTTGATGCGGCAAAAGCAAAAGTTTTTGACTTAGAATTTCTTTGGGTTGCTGCCGAGTTAGGGCGGAATCTAGATCCGATGGATGCCTACGTTTTGAAAATGCTGTGGTCAGCTTCTCATCAATGGTGCTTTAATTTGTTTGCACATGATGCAACGGCTCGCGGATCACTTGTCCAACAGGTTTATTTTGCAGGGAGGGGTAACACCGTTAAGATCGGTATTTCTGTAGATCCAAAAGCTAGAATCAAGAGCCTACAGGTATCGTCGCCACACCCCATCGTCCTATTGGCAACTCAAGATGGTGGTAGGAAGGTAGAGCAAGAGCTACATCAACAATTCAAAGACGATCATATTTTGGGAGAGTGGTTTAATCTGTCTCAACCAGTCAAGCATCACATTGACTCCCTGCAAGACCCCGCTCGTAGACTACGTTAGAGGTGATGGGCAAAAGATGTGGATTCATCCAGCCCTCGCAATGTCTTACGCCATGTCTAACCCAGAGTTCCAAGCAGACATTAACGTTTGGATCTACGAACTCATGACAATCGGCACAGTCAATCCACACGTCCTTAAGTGGTCTGCTGAAGAATACCAGCGGGGCTTAGAATTCAACCGCGATGACATTAAGGACATGTACGGCTAGGGTCTCGATCGCATCCCCCAGATTTATCTGGGGGATCTTGATCTATTCGCCGTCCTCCTGTAGGTAGGGGCGATCGGCAACCAATTTGTCGAATTCATCAAAAATATCTTCGACCGTCTCCTCCTGTAGATAGGGGCGATCGGCAACCAATTTATCGAATTCGCCAAAAATATCTTCAAAAGTATCTAAATACATGGAATTATCCTCCTGGGATAGTAATTGTTTCCGCCATCCCATCGGACGACCAATTACACCCGGTCACATCCCAGCGGTCTGACGGGGTACTCGCCCGTGGCGGGGGATTTGACCCCTTCAATCGGTTGTCTCCCCGATTGGTATGTCCCCAATTTAATATGAGGATGGATGGCTGTCAATGGGTGTTTACATCGATTCACATAATAAATACAATTAATATGAGTTTTATAAAGTTTGTGTAAATTACGCGCAAATCGTTGTAAACACCGATAGGACGTGTTATATTGTATATATGGGATGCAGAGGAGCGGAAATGCCATATAACCACCCGATAAAAAGGGTGGGGCGAGGCGAAAAGTCTAGCCCGCCTCTGCCATCAGAATGGTCTCATTATCGGACGCATACGACCGATATAAAATAAGCCGTAAGGGGTCTGGGTGCCCTCACAACCGTCTCGGTAAATCGATAATACGCCGTATCCCCTAGGGGAATTTATTCGCACCCTGCCACCCGTCACGCGACACGGGGATCGAAACCGTCTTAGGGCGGTTTTTTGGTATCTATGTACTATTTGGAGCGATCGCAATGGCAAATGTAAAGGGTACGCGCAGGGAGAATGTAGTCAGACCCCCTATTGGTGACAAGCCGATGGGGAAGCCGATCAGCGTTCGGTATGAGCAGACTGTTGATGATTATCTGCGCGGCATGAACGGAATACAGGATTGGCTGCGCTGTGCCGCGATAGAGAAGATCGAGAGGGACGCGCTGCTCTAGCCCAAAAGAATCCCCTTGCGACGACGACACCGCAAGGGGATTTCTTTCTAACATGTACTTGACATATACCCTAATAGGGTATATCTTATATATAAGAGAGCGAAACAAACCGCCTCTCAACCCCACTACAAAGGAAAAGATTATGACCTACTCACAAGTTTTAGCGTTTGTTTTTGAAAGTGGTCGCATTACTTCTGGCTTAACAGAAGAAGACCGCATAGCTGAAGTAGAGGCTGAGGTGCATTTTGAAGCCTCCGAAAGAGCGCAAGCTGGAGAACTCGAAGGTGATGTTGAGGGTTGCGTTCAATATGCTTTGGAGCATGTTGGATGAAAGACACAACAGCGATCGCGCTTAAAGCGATCGCTCGTGACTTGATATTGGGCATCGCTCCCAAGCCTTGCCCCGTCATTGCACAACGGGCGATCGCTATTCTCAACGTCTTAGAAGATAGAGAATGGCACACTGCAAACGAGATTGCAGAAACTACACAGATTGGCAGCAAGTACGCTCGTGATATTTGCCGCGCCTGTCAATCTGAATGGGGCTTATTGTCTCATCGTCGCAAGGGATGGCAGATGCCCGTTGATGGGGATGGGAAGTTTGATCATGGAGCATGACTACAAAAAGAGAAGTCGGGGATCTAATTCTATGGCGCAAATCCCTGGCTACATCAGAGATTTAGCCTATACAAAAACTGCGTTTTGCGATGCAACCATAATATTGGACGGCTACCAACCCGTCGCAGGGACTCTGGCTGCATGGTCGGCGCAAGACTTTTCGTTTATCACGGAGTCACTTATATTCCCGTACGACTTCCCAAATGATAAGAAGGCGGGGATTGATGCACTGGAGTTGATGGCAATTCGTTTCTGCTCTGAAGCGTTCCCCGATCATTTAATCAGAAGTGATTCGATGAATGCTTGTGGAGTGGCGAAATTGATGAGAATTGCCGAACCAGAATGGATTCCTAGGGAGCTAAATGCCCTAGCCGATTTTATCGCTAAGTCAAAAATCACATCAGGGCATATCGTATTCAATGCTCCAGAACCATGTAGAGGATGGGTCTTCCTTGAGCCAGCAGGGGCGATCGCATCCCCCAAAGTGCATTAAACTGTGCAAGTTGACTCTGTGTTGGAACTCTTACTACAAAAAAACCCCTTGCGGTCTAGTCGTCGCAAGGGGATTTCTTTTCTAAAATGTACAGCTTCACCGATCTTTTGATGATTCACCTCAAAAACAAAGCCCACCCTGCCCACACACCACCAATCATTCCTAGCCACCCAGCGGCATAAAATCCTAGAACTGCACAACCGACAGCAAGGGCAACCTTCCACACTCCAATGCGAGAATATCCTTTTGTCCTCCGTTGATAGGAATGGATTAACTGGCGCCTGAATCTGTCAGTATTCCGGCTACCCAATACCCGATCGCGCTTTGCGAATGGCACTACCCAATTTTCTTTGGAATGGCACT